AACAAAGAAAGCTAAGATAACAAAGAAAGCTAAGATAACAAAGAAATTAAGAAGAAAATTAGGTGGTTACGAAGATTGTGGAAAGATGTCAAAACAAGCCGTTGTGAGTGAATATTTACGTATTAATCCTAATGCAGTTTGGATTAAAAACCCATCAGATGATGATTTTATAGGGGTATTTGGTAAAGAAAACTATGATTTTTACTCAAATAACCAAAAAAATTATTTAAATGATATTATTTTATACAAAATACCCCTTTCAGAAAATAATAAAGAAAGAATAACAGAAAAATATCCTAATAAGTATAAAAATGAAGATTTATTTAATTATGGTATTCAACACTTTTGTGAATGTTCGAAAAATGGTATGGGATCACCTATGTGTGAAATATCGATAATAGACAGATGGAATATCCAAAAAAATGCTACAAATCCATACAGTACTACATATAATAAAGAAAATAATAAAAAAAATCCATAATAATTATATTATTTATTAACGATCATTCCTTGCTTTTTTAAGTAATTTTGACAATTCTATTTCATAATCGAAATTATCAACATAATTAAATTTATTTCTGTTATTAGTAGTACCGGGTGTTTTTTTACATATATCTTTACAGTCGCATACACATTTTTCGAATTGTTTCTTCCCGATAGCATGGCAAATTATAGGAGCATGGTTACCCATAATATATCTATTAAGTCTGCTAATGTATAAAGTTGTTTTAATAATCATCATAATAATTATAATAAAATAAAGTAATGTTATTATAATCAATTTTTTAATTAAATACTTGTTTTTTCTGATAATATTCAGAATTTGTTTTGTAATGGTCTTTTTCCAATATTCGAGTACTGAGGTTATTTTCAAATTGTTTGCATACATTAAGTTGAGGATCCATAAGAGGGAAATCCCAACGTTGATTAGGAAGCTCTCGATATTCAAATGCAGGGTGACTAGCTCTAGTCTCATCAACAAATGAAGGAGTTTCTGCGTATTGCATAGACATAGATATAGCTGATTTGTCAATATAATTATTAGTAGATTTACAATCACGATTAAGTGATCTAGATAAACCTTTAAGATCACTTTCTAAATTAACGGTATTTGTTCTTAAATTACCACCCCATTTTGTTAGTCGAATATGTGGGTCTTCAAAATATAAAGGTTTATCTCCATTATTACCAGGAACATTCATAACATATCGTCCAATATCAGTAGATTGTTGTAATTGTTTTTGAATTCTAAGAGGATCATCATGGAAACGAGTAAACATTATAATATATTAACATAAGAAGATAATTTTAAATTAATGTTTTATTAATTGATATTGTAAGTAGATAATTATAAATAAAATAACTAAATGTAAGTAAAATGATATCATATACAACAGCCTTATATTGCACAGCATGAAACCATCTAGAAAAGAATGATTTGTCAACAGGTTTAGAGAGGAAATAAAGAGCAAATGAACCACTAATAAAAATAGTAGTAATAGCGACAGTAATTAATTTATATAGAATAGTATTAACATTAAAATAATTAATGAGTAATTGAGAAATTCCAAGATAAATAGCAAATAAGAAAAGATCTAACAGAGCACTTTTAGAGAAATTTTTACCATAATATTCATTAACTAATTGTTTATTGTTGGTAAGAAGATATGGTATTTTTAAAATATAGGCAATAGTAACAGTTACAAATGTAAATGAAAATATATATGATACTAAATAGTTGTACATATTATATATATTATAACAAATTAATTTAATGGGCGTGGTCGTTGATTTTTTTCTATAACAAGTGGTTCGGGCATAACAAATTCGACTTTGTCGATGATATCTTTGTGTTTAATACAATTAAGTTGAGGATGGACAGGAGCTTGTGGTTCAACTAAATTAGTAGAACCGATACCGAATAAAGTGGATTCAATATCGATGGGATTCCCAGATAATTTTTCTCTAGGTATAGAAGCACAATTAAAACCTAAACCTGGTAAATTAGTGGTATGTGCTTCACCATAAGCACTATTCTGAAATGTTTGGTAAGAGTTTATATCTTGAAAAATTCTTTGTTCGGATGAATAATCTCTGATAGAGTTTTTATTTCTAGTAGAAGCCATGATATAGTATAAGAGAATATAATTTTATAATTTTATAATTTTATAATTTATAATTTTTTAAATATTCTGTTATAAATGTTTTTATTAATAGTGTTTTTATGTAAATATTCTTTTAATAATAAAAATGTATCGTGAAAATAGTCATATGCGAAGAACATAATAATTCCGATATCAAATTTATCTTGAAACATAATATTGGAGAATTTAATAGATAAATTTTTTAAATCGTTATTAGATTCAATAATAGGTTTTAGATGTTCAATTTTAATATCAATAATAGTTTGATTATATTCTTCGATTTTAAAGAATTTTAGAATTTGTTCTCTAAATAAGGTATCACGAAATTCATCATTATCTACATGTATAGAATGATAATTTACATCAAAATCAAAATTAAATTGTGTCAAATGATGATTTTCATGATTATTATAATTTGGTTGCGTTACTTCAGAAGAAGAGTACATATGTATTTTATATAAAAAATATTTTTAATATAAAATAATTAATAATTATTTACGATATGTTTACATATTATTATCTCTAGTTAATTCTCTAGATGGTAATCCACCTCTAATCCAGTTGCTGTCAGCAGCATCTTCGATAAGGTTACTTGGGTTAGCGACAGAGTCTTTAATAGATGGTATTAATGGATAGTTAGAGTATTGGGTGTAACAAATTTCACTAGAAGGGTTAACACTTTTTCTGTTAGTAAATGAATCACCTTGTAAAATTTGTGTTTCTAAAGTGGGGTCAGCACTTCCTTTACCAAGATAAGGTACAGTTAGGTAAGGACGTTCTTGTAAATTTAATTTGCATTTATTAGAAGTATTAACTTTTTTTACTAAAAGAGCAGAATTTGTATCAATATTGCACCCCCCCATACCGACTTGATGAGAACCAGTATAATTAACATTAGGTTGTGTTAAAGCGAAATCAATAGGTTTTTTCATAGCACAGTCATTAGCGAAATGATTAGTTAACATATAGTTTCCATGTTTAACATTTTGCATATCGGTTTCATTTAAGCTACATGTATCATTTCCTATTCTAGACATGTTAAAAAATGTAAAATCTTGTACAGATGCCATATATATAATTAAAAAATATTATATTTTTAATTAAATAATTAATAGTTAGTGTAGCGAGGAGCGTATCTACCTGCAGCAAACTTGTTACCTTCCTTAGTAGAAACCATATCACCATAACAGAATTTAGCGAATCCTTCTTGGTCATTAGGATTAACAGTATTGGGATTAGAAATAAATCTTTGCATGGAGTCTTCAAACATATAATTATCGCCTAAATCTTTGAATAGTCGTTTATCAATCTCTGTATTACCATCATTATTATTTTTAATAAATGATTTGGTTTGTTTATTTATTTCTTCAACAATATTTGATTCATAAGCATTTGGTGCTGGTTTTTTATTAGTATTTCCAGTATAATCAGTAACTAAAAGATTATTCATAGGATTTTTATTACTTACTTTTGCAAACGTTACTTTTTTGTTTTTCTTTTTGTTAGTTTCAAAACCTTCGTGAGCCTCAACTTTTGTTTCTTTTAATAAAAAAAAATAGTAAAAACATATAATACCTATGCTTAAAATACCCGAATAAATATATGTAATATTGCCAAAGATGAAATAAAATGAAATAGTTAGAATGAATAATAATCTAACTAATGAATTTAATTTTTCAGTATCATTCATTTTATTATTAGGCCATATATGAGTAATTTTTTTACTATCAATTAATATCATAGGATTATTTAACCAAAACATATCTTTATTCATATATATATTATTGTAGTTTTTTATTTATTTTTTACCCTTTTTTTTCTTTTTCTTAGGATTATTTTGTTTGTTGGTATTTTGATTTCTAGATGACTTTTCTGGTTTTTCTCCTAAAGAGAATAATATTTCTTCAAGACCTCCTTCATCTAGCCATTTGTTATATTCTTCGTCTTTTTTTTTTGCTTCTTCTTGATTTATTTTATCTTGTTCTTTTTGTATTTTCTTTTGTTCAGCATTTTTGGCAATACGTTCTAACATTTTTTCTCTTTTCATTTCTCTTTCCATGTGGGACTTAAATGCACCTGTGTTAAACTTCGCTTTACGACCAAGATTTGGCATACCAGGCATACCATCAACACCCATTTGTTTTAAAATTTTATTAATATTTCCCATACCAGGCATATTTTCAACTTTTTTCAATAATTCTCCAGCTTCTTCCATTAGTTCACTTTTCTTAATTTCACCTGATTTAATTTTTTCATCAAGTTTTGAACCTGCTTTTTTAACGAGACCCATAATTTTACTAGGATTTTTCATCATGGCTTTTAATACATCATCTGTACTTTCAACATCACCAAGTTCTTTTGCCATTTCTTCTGCGGTTTCCTCTGCAATTTCCTTTGCTAATTGTCCGATTTTACCTTCTAACATAGATGATATGTGTTCTTGAAAACCTTCAAGATTTGGCATAGCATCATTAATATTGTTAGATGTTTCGGTATCTTTATTTTCAAATGTATTCTGGATGTTTTCCATAGTTTCTTTCAGTTTATCTTTAAAATCATTCTCATTAATAGCCTCAAACAGTTTGGCTGTATCACCAAATGATTTTCCATCATTAATGTTACCTACAGTAGCGAATAAAATTAGTTGTAAATACTTCCAAATAGTTTCTTTAATAGTATCACTAACATCATCTAAATTCCAAAGTATTTTAAAATCAATACCGGGTAAGAATGTTAAATCTAGTTCGTCGTTTTTGAAAATATCCTCATTTTGGTATAATATATCAAAAAAACGTTCTGGATATATGTTTTTACAATGCTCAAAAATAGAATCATAATTTATCTGGTTCTCTTCGCTATACAAACGTTTAATATCTTCTTCGGTTTCTTCTGGAAAACTGGTTTTTAAGTCAGAACAAAATTCGTCTATGATTTTTATAAAATCTTCCCGTGCCTTGCTATCTTCCATAATAGTTTATATATATTTTATTTAAATATAAATTAATTATATTTAAATAAATAAATTATAGAGATGAATGATATGCTTCCGAAAGTTTGGATAAATTAACAATATATTTCATACAACAATCTTGGTTATGTTTATCCATATTACGTATAGGTGTTCTGAAATTATCAATTTCAGAAATAATTTTTGAAGATTCATCCATATTTTTTAAATCAGATGTATAATCCTTATCAATAAAAAAGTTAATATCACCACCTAAAATATCGTTTTTATATGGTTGCCAAATATATCTATACCAAACAGATATTAGAAGCTTTGGATTGAATTTTTTAAGTGTTAAAAGTGAGTTTTTAGTAGTAAGTAAAGAGACATTACTAGGGAAAATTTCTGTAATTTCGTCTAGAAAACCTTCGAATTGTGTGTTGAATGTCTTAAGAATAATAGAGAGGTTTGAAGACATAATATAATATTTTGGTATATTCTTTTTAAATATTTACTTAAATATATTAAATAGATTGATTTCCGTGTTTATTAGGTAAATCTTTCTCGCGTGCTTCCATAATTTGTTCCATAGTCATACTACTATCAAGTTTATTAGGTGACCAAGTATCAGGTGGTGTTTCTATATTATCTCGTGAATCATGTACAACATAATTATGCATTTGTCTTGTTCCTCCATTACCTTTTTCTAAGTTTAAATCATCAGAAGATTGGTCTAGATAACTATACATATCGGACATTACACCACTCATAGAACTACCACCTAATGAAAAAGCTTGAGGTTCAGTTACAACATTAACTGCCTGTTTAGTGTTTGTTCGAATATCAGGTCTTAAATAATCATTAATTTGAGAACCAAATAATACATGATGATTTTTATTTAATAATAGTAGTGCCGGTACTTTTGTAACAGATGGCGGTAAAATAACTTGTTGTCCATTATCTAATATTATAAACGTTTGTCCTTTTTCGTCTTTTTTTCTTTTATCGATACAAATAAAATGCATATCATTTTTCACATCACTTTTTGCTAAAGATTGTAATAATGTTGAACAATTTTGACAAAATTTACTATAATACAATACACTGCTCATAGTTAATATTTTATCTTGTTAAATTTTTAAACCAATTTAAATTTATTATTTATTTCTTCTTTTAATTTTTCTAGATACAATAAACAGTCCATTAATTCTTCTTGTGCATGTACAATCCATTCATTTATTTCAAGATTATTATTTTCTAGTGTAGTTCCATATTTTTTTTGTCCAACTTGTGATCTTTGATAAAATTTGTTAATAATGCTGTCTACAATTTTATCACCCGAATTCATCTATACTTGATTATTGATTAATATTTATATTGTTTGTTAAAATGAAATTTATAAATAAAATTGATTTAATTTTAATATTAAAATAATTTATTATAGTATATCATGGCACCAAAAATATTCGATTTAACTGAATCAAAGGGTATTCTAAATTTTACGTTGAAAGACGTAGATGTTTCGATAGCAAATGGCTTACGAAGAACAGCAATATCTGATATAGATACTGTTGTTTTTAGAACATCACGATATGAAAATAAGGAGGATGATTCTGAATTTATTATAAATAGTACAAGATTTAATAATGAGATTTTAAAACAAAGATTAAGTTGTATTCCAATTTATATTACTGACATAGAAGGGTTTCCTTATGAGCAATATATACTCGAATGTAATGTAAAAAATGATACAGATGGAATTATATATGTAACAACACGAGATTTTCGTATTAAAAATATACTAACAGGTGAATACATACCAGATGAACAAAAAGAAAAAATATTTCCTAGAAATGATTTTACAAATGAATATATTAAGTTTTGCAGACTACGACCAAGAATATCTGATGAAATTGATGGTGAAGAAGTAAAATTTACATGTAAGTTTTCATTAGGAAATTGTAAAGAGAATAGTATGTTTAATGTAACATCTATGTGTGTTTATGGTAACACTAGAGATATTATAAAAATTAATGAAGCATGGGATAGAAAGGAAGAACAATATGTTTCGGAAAATTTATCAAAAGAAGAAATTCTATTTAATAAAAATAATTGGTTAGCAGTAGATGCGAAGAGAATTTATGAAGCTAATAGTTATGATTTTAAAATAAAAACAATCGGTGTATTTACAAATAAACATATAATGAAGACGGCTTGTAATGTAATAATAAATAAATTCGTAAAATTAAAGGAGCATATATCTGAAATATCTATTCTAAAAGCAGATTTAATAAATGAGAATGGTTTTGATATTTGTTTGGATAATGAAGGTTTTACTATTGGTAAAATACTGGAGTCGGTTCTTTACAATAGATTCTTTGAAAAAGAAAAGAAAATATTATTTGTTGGTTTTAAGAAAAATCATCCTCATGATAATTATTCATTTGTAAGGGTAGTAATGAACACGAAAGAAGGAATCGATGAATTGAGAATAATTCTTCAAAAAAGTTTTGATGATGTAATTACAATATATTCGGAAATAAAGGAACAATTTTAATTGTGGTTTTAACCTTCTATTATGAATAAAAAATAATAACAAAGTAAGTTATTATTTTTTATGTAATTTTTATGTATTTTTTATTTTAATTTGTGGTTTCTTGCTGTTGAGACGGTTGTTCTGCTTCAACGACTTTTCTAAACTTCAGGTTTAGACAGTACATTAGTAGTCGTTCAGGAAGATTGTTTACGTAATGAATAACATGTGATCTTTGTATTGATTGTTTATTAGGAGCCAAATCCTTAATATATATATCACGATGAATGTTAAACATATGTGTTTTGTATTCATTCGCGAAAGTATATAGGGGTGATTCCTTTTTAATGTAACAAGAAACATAATTATTATAGAGATTTGTAGTAAATGTATGAATTTTTTGTTGATATCCGTACATCTTGCTTGAATACTCAGGATAATATTGTAAGAACTCTTGTAATCGGCCGTTTTTCCTAAGTTCCAAGTAATGATATTCTAGCTTTGGTTGATTACCACGTAAATTTCTAATATATTCAAAATTAGGGTTTCTTATTTTAGTTCTTTCACCTGTAATTTGGTTTTTGATTACAACACCCATAACATTAGGTGGTACTTGATTAGTGAAGTAATGTGTAAGACCGTTATAACCATTCTGGCTAATTTGTTCCTCGTAATCACTAGTACCTGGTGCCTGTGTTGTATACTTAATACTATGTATAGTGTCTTGTTGAGGAACAGCTTTCATATAACAATATGGCATTCTAATTGGGATAGAGAAGTAATTGTTAATAGAAGCCAAGTGATTGTAAACATTAATTTTATCATATTCATAGACATTCCATCCATTACTGTCTTGTTCAATCTCATAAAGGGATATAAGATACAAAGCCTGATCAGTAAATTGTGTAACAATTCTGTTGTCAGGGTGTTGGAATACAAAATTATAACATAGTCTGTTGTCTAGGTAATTGAAATCAATATTACAATTTTCGCAGATATCATAAAACATCTTTGAAAATGTCACAGGATTGCCATCACTCTTAAAGAAATGATTGTTAGCACCAACAAAGCTTTTTGTTGCGATTTCCCAGTTTGTGGTTGCTTTGTTGAAGAAGAGTGAAATCATCGTACCTTCAATAAATTCTTCGATAATAACAGATTGGTTAAGGAAGTTATGTTTATTTGTAAAATAATTATAATCTGTGCTTTTAGGAGGAGTAAAACAAATAAGTTCGTTGTTTTCATTAAATATAATAGAACGTGCAATTCCAAGAGGGAATTCTTTTTCAGATGTATTGTTCATATTTGGTCCAATTTTATTTTGACATAGGTGTTCTTTTTTGTATGTAATAATATTATATTCGTGGATTTTTTCTTCATCTTCGGTATTCTTTTTTTTGTAGTTTTTTATTTTAAATTCTTCCTGACCGACAAGATTGTCGTAATCAGGAACGTAATAGGTAGCTATACTTGGTCGTGCCATGAATTCAGTCATAATATGATATAAATATATATTAATACATTTTTAAATCAATTTTTTTTGAATAATTATTTAAATTTAAATAATATATTATATTATACTAATGTCTACCAATACAAAATTAAAACTAGGTGATATTATTAAAATAGAAGCACCAGGAAATACAGATTTAAACGGTAAAGACTTTATAATAGATTATATTGATAAAAATGTAATAAATTTATTATCGTCTGATATTGAGTATACATTAAAAATATTAGATAATATAATTACAGATAAATCTATCGAAAAAATTATATTATTAAGTAGAAGTGAAAAGGAAGGATTTATAAAACAAAATAATTTAGTTATTAATACATGGATTGATTTGAATTTTGGAGGAGATTTACCAGAAACATTTACAGGAAAAATAACAAATATAGAAAATGATATGATGGAGGTAACTAGGTATCCTCAAACAGATCAAATAATATATATTGATTTTGCATATTCTGGTATTCCTAGAGATCTTGAAATAAAAAAACCGTTTATTGAAATCAGAGAATCTCCGAAAAAAATAAGTGAAATTAATTTACCACAACAGGAACTAGATGAAGGTGAAGATATAGACGAATTTATAAACGAAGATGAAAATATATTACTAGGGGATGCTTTAACAAATTTGAATGATTTCGTATTAGGTGAAGAATTAGAAGACTTAGTACAATATAAAAAAGTTTCTACAAAGGAAAAGAGATTTGGTTTAGATATTCAAGAACAGGATATAATAGATGATATGATATCAAAATTAAGCGATAAGGAAAAAAATGAAAAAAATATTAATGCGATTCATAAATTAGTAAACTATTTTAAAGTTTTAAGAAAGGAATATTCAAATTATGACATTAATGGAAACGTAAGTTCTATACGTAAAATAGAACCAAAGTATAAACCACTAGTAAACTCTTTATGTAATTTAAGTGATAATTTTAATTATATGATACCTGTTATTAAAATGGGGCGTAATGTATATGATATAGAAAGTGGTATTGAAGGTAGGTTTGATGTAATTAATAAAAAAATAGGGGAGGATTTAACACTTTACAACGAATTTTTTGATATCTTTCATAATAATGATTCTACTCTCAACGAAACTAGTTATAATACTTTTGTGCGTAATATTAATAGTTTAATACCTACATATAAATTAAATGATGTGGATGATGTATTTTGTAAAGAGGTCAATACAAATATAGAATGTCTTATAAATAACTATACTGATTTAACATCATCAACTATTAATAATACAAAATTAGATGATAATAAATTTACTATGATGAGGTTTAATAAACAATTAAATAAAAATAAACTCGAAGAAGGTACATTTAAAGATGAACAGCGAATGTTAAAACAAAAATTAACAGACGGTGAAGAGATATGTATAAATTCATTTATTATTTTACCAAAACAGGTAATACAAAAATCAACAAACATGAAATTAATTAATATTCTTGAGAAAATTAAAAGACACGAAGTGTTTTTTAACAATTATGTAAAGATTTTTAATAAACATACATCAATAAAAGAACATAATATTAAAAGTTTATCACAAGAAATAGATTATGATTTTGATGATATTAATTATATTACGTTAGATGAAACAATTTTAACGAATCATACATTAAAAAATGATTTATATGAACAATTCTTAAACAAAATTATACCTAAAACATCTGTTTTAATTACAAAATTTGAGGAAGACTTAGAAAGAGCATTATCTTTTAATGAAATAATTAAATTCTTAGAACCTTTTTTAATTTATCATGAAACTTTAACTTTTAAACAATATGAAATGATAATGAAGTTAATAGATAAAAATAGAAAATTATATGTTAAGCGTTTGAAAAATATGCATGATACTTTTTATGAATATAGAAAAAAACTACATAATGATAATAATGAAAAATATGGCTATAAGGAAGATAAGAATAAATATAAACAGTTTTTTAATTATAGATATATAAATCTAGATGAAATAAACTATACAGAACATGAAATTATAGTGGATTCATTAAATAAAGATTATTCTAATACACTTATATCAACATTAATTGATATAGATTTAATGAATGATGAAAATAATAATATGTTAATAGAATATTTTAAAAAGAAATATAATAAGGATAAAAAAGGTAAGGAAGATGCTTGTGACCCAACAATAGTTGTCGCGAAAAGATATCGTTCTGTAAAAGAATTGGAAAAAGATAATGGCGTAGAGTTATATTTTGATAGTGATTATGACGATACAGTATATGAATTAAATAGTATATATGAAAAGGAAAAATTATCCTTATCGCCAAATGAATACAAACAATTTTTAAAAAAGAAATTAACGGATATTAATGGTATTAATGAAGATAATATAGATTACATAGTAAATACAATTATAGATGGTAAGAAAAAGGTAATCGATGGTCAATATGCAGTACGTGAAAAGTATACGGATGAAGCGGAAGATGATGATGATAGTATAAAAGATATGTATTACGCTTATTATAAAAGAGAGGGATTAAATTGGGTATATGATAATGAATTAACCGATAAGAATAAATTTAAGTTATTACTTATGCCAGAATGTGATATAAAATCTGGATGTATAGATAATGAACAAATAGTTATTAAAGGAGAAATAGAAAAAAAGACTTTCGAAAGAAGAATGAAATCTGATGATAACTGTATTGATAAAAACGACTATTTAATGAATCTTAAGAAGAAAGTAATGAAGAAAATGATGACAGAATTTGATCATACATACGATTATTCTACAGAAAAAATGAAACAGTATATTCAAGATAAAATTGACACATATTCATTAGAATTATCAGATAGAATTAGGAATTATTATTTATCTGAATTAAAGTATAATAATTATTTGTATCAACTTTCATTAACCAGTCCAGAGCAGATTGATATACCAACTAGTCCTTATCAAACGTTATTAGATAAAATATTAATACAAGATAATATATATAAGAAAAATAGTGATATTCTATTATTTTGTAAAAATTGTACTAGGGATGCTGTAAATGATGAGAGTAGGTTTTGGAAATATTGTAGTATATCAGGTGTTCAATTACTACCAATTTTTAGATATGAGTTAGCATTTGAATACATAAAGGATACTAGTTTTTATAAAGAAAATTACAAAAAAGCTTTAAATCGAATAAGGAAAGAATATGGAAAATTGAGTGATGATGGTGATAAATGGGTATCAGAAGAAGGAGGTTGGACAATTGTTGATGTTGAAGACTTCGATGGAGAACAGTATAGTCCCTCGGGTTTTAAGGAAGTAACAGAATCTATTGAAATTGATGAAAGTAATTATGATGAAGACAATTTAATAGATGAAGTATCTAATTTATTAGAAAATAAAAAAGATATTCTAGAATTCAAGCAACTGTATTCAAATTCAAATTCTAAAATAGTATATGAATTAGTTACAATATTTATTAAAGAGTTGGGTATATCTTTGAATCAGGAAACAATAAACTTTATAATAAAATATGTAAACAAATCATTTGAGATATATTTTTATAAGGAAGATTTAAGTGATACACAAAGGAAAAAAGTTAATTTAATATTAACGTTGTCTGTAACGTTGTTAGCAATTCAGTTGAAGGTTAATAATGTAGTTTCAACTAAAACGGTAAAAACATGTAAAACATCTTTTACAGGGTTTCCAACATTTCCAAATGACGGTACTGAAGGTGTTCAGTACATTTCTTGTATTGCATATACATTACGAACTAAGAAAACATCTTTATTTAAAATATTTAATAAAGTAAAGGAGGAAGACATCGTAAATGCGATAATTAGTTATACTAATGATTATATATTAATATTACCTGAAATTCAATCACAAATATATGAATTTCATAATATGCCTAAGGTGAATATTAATAAAGAAGTAAGTATTGATAATTGGACACGTTTTTTGCCACCTGTTATTTCATTTACAGTAAAAACAGAAACAAATGTATCTAGTGAGTTTTTAAATGATATATTATCTCATATGAAAAAAGGAAATTATGATGCTATTTATAATGTAAATATATTATCAGGTAAAACAATTAAATTATCATATAATTTATTTAGTTCAATCCAAAAAATAATATCAAAAAAAACTCTATTACTTCAAACTAAACGAGGAGATTATTTTATGGAAAACTCTTGTTGTGATGAAGATTATAAAAAGACACCATTAGAATACTTTAATGATATAGATCCTGCAATATTAAATTATCACGACATGATATTATTTAATTCAGAGATAATGGACGTTGTTCAATCTATTTATAGACCAAAAATGATATCTTTATCATTATTAAAAAAACCAATAAATTTTAATACATCTAATGAAAAAGATATTAATGAAAATAATATTTACCAAGCAATAATTCATTATTGTAAAATAGGAGATGTAAAAAATGTTAAAAGATATTCACTAAGAAATGTTTGTAAAGATATTAATATTACATTTAATAGTAAAGATACTATAATCGATAAAATTGATAAACTTAAAATTGAAGGTTATATTTTCAATTATAATAATTTAACTGAACTTATGCAGATAGTTAATTCAGGTAATAGAATACATGTAAAACCTTTAGATATTGATATTAGTATTAGTCAAAAATTAAGAATATTATTAGAAAGTGATAGTTTTTTTGAAAATGAGGAAATAAATGATAAATTGTATACAATATTAGATAATTATAATTCATATTTAGATAGTACATCTGAGCAAGATAATATTAATTTACAAACATATATATATGATATTATAGCATTAAAACTTAATAAATTGAGTGAATTTTTCCAAAATAATATTACATATTCACAAGATGATGTTTTAAGATTTAATAAATTTTTCAACGATATTATTACATTTAATAATGTTTCAGAAATAGATGATTATTATGAGAGTGAATACTATCATAAGAATATAGATTATATTAAAAAAATAGTTAAAAATATCGCTAACTTATTCCCATCTATTATAATTAATGAAAGTGATGTTACAAAATATAAACATCCAAAATCATGGAACCATATGTCAAACACACATGTGTCAAGAGTTAAAAGCTTTATAGAAGAAGTTCCAAAGAAAATAAAACCATTCTTTGGTGATATGAATTTTAAAATATTTTTGAAAAGGTTGATTATAAAGACCGATAGATATTATGACATGTTAAATAATATACCTATATATGATAGTATAATAACTAAATTAAAAATTTTAGAACCTGTTCTTAAGCAAAAAACAATATTATATATTTTTAAATATGTTTACATCAAAATTATAGAAATTTATATTGATACTTGTAATGAATTTTCAGAAGAATTGGAATTAGAACAAGTTAATGAGTTTAAAAATAAAGTAGGTATGTTTATTTTTGCAATATTAAATAATGAAATTGATGATATAAAAATGATTGATGTTAACTATGAATATATTATGAAAAAGGTTAAAAGTCAAAAAGAGAAAGAAAAACAAGAAATAACAGATGAATTATATGAAATAGATCAAAATCCAATATTAAAGGAATTAGAATTTTATAAAAAGAAATATAAAAATGACGGAAGATGGGCTATTGGTTCTAAAAAAGAACTTGTTCAGTATGGTAAGAATACGTATGACAGAGAAACTGCTATAATACAAGACATGAATTCATATTTAAACGCCGAGATAAATGAATATAATGATATAAGTATGTTAGGTGAAGATTATAGTGACGGTGTTGATGTAATGGGTATGGTGGAGGATTAATTATATAAATAATCATATTAAATACATATAATATATTTAATTAATATGGCAAGATTTATTGGTGATAGTGATGATATGCAGTTAGATTATATTAGTGATGAAGAAATAGATAAAAATTTATGTGTAATTTGTAAAGTAGATATGGGATCTAATAATCCAAGACAATTATGTAAAAAAACATACTGTGAAAATGAAAAGGATAATAAATTGTGTGAAAATATGGATTGTGAAAGATTTCCACCCGATTGGAATTTTGATGAAGATACAGAAGAAAATTATCAAGAAGGACAGTGGAAAAAATGTGCTTTATGTATTGGATATTTTGATGATGATGGATTGGGTGATATTTTATTTATAGAAGAACAACCTAATAATCAAAGAGCAAAATGCAATTTATGTGGAAAAAATAGAAATATTGTTCAAATGAAAGGTACAGGTCAATATCTTTGTCAAAATGCATGTGATGAAAGTGATGGAGAAAGTGACGAGGAAAGTGAAGATGATTGTGATGATGAAAATGAAAATGAATATAACGATTGTACTTTTAATTATTATATATGCAAGTATTGTGATAATATTACGTGTGATGATAATCCTGATTGTATAACATGCAAAAAAGAAACATGTATGGAATTATATCAAACACATAGCCAGTCAGCTGCATTAATTCTACATAATGAAAAGAAGGTATAAGTTATAATATTTCTTATTGTCCATTCTTTAATCGTAGAATAAATACAGATTATCATATAATAAGAATTTGATTTATACATATGTAATTGTATGATCAGTTTCCATTTTGTATACTATTTAAATACTTAATATTTAAGTATTTCATTTTGATTTTTTTATAAAACAAATAAAATATTATAAAAAAATCTTGTAAAATATATATTAATATGAATAGAATGATTATACGAAAGAATATTACATATATATCAATTATTCTGTTTGTTGCTTTATTTTTTGGAATATATTATACTAAACCTGATTTTGCTTTTAATAATGATGGTACAGTTAAGAATTTTGGTGTAGGATATAAAAGTAAAACAGTTGTACCACTATGGTTAATAGTAATTATTTTAGCAATATTTTGCTATTTAGGTGTTATTTATTATATAATGAATCCAAGATTAGTTTGATCCAGTTATAATCCAAGATTAGTTTGATTCAGTTATAAGAGTATTGATATTATCAGCAGTTTCTTCTAAATCTTCTGAAGATTTTTCACAAACGATAGTGCTCATATATCTATTTGATATAGTATATGCTATAGTTGATAAGAGAACATACCATATAAATTCTGATACCTTATCTTTAATAATTACAATATCGTATAGTTTTTGTTTATATTCTTGTGCTCCTTCTACAGAACTAAATAATGATTCCCACATCGAATTAATATTGTTAATGGTTATAACATTTAACATTATAGACTGGTCTTTGTATATATTATTCATTAGTGTTTTCTTTTCAATAAAAGATAGTTTTTTAGTGTCTTTATCATTAACATCTTCTTTATTAAAAACAAGTGTATTAAATAGATTTATTATTAAAGTATTTGCTTTTAAAAATCTAACAAACAAATAGCCAAATGTGTTTGAGAATGGTGCTTTCCAACCAGGAAAATACAAGAATATTGTGTAGAATATTCCATATACAATAACCCAAGGTAAAAATGATATAAAAGCATGATATGCAATAAGATTATTATTGTCACATTTGTTTCCAATAGTAACAACATTAATTATAAAAATTATTAAACTCATTAATATGCCAAATCTAAGACTAGTAAATCCTAATTGTTTTCGAATGTCAATTTCTCCATTTTGATCAATAACATAATTTTTAAATATAAAATGGATTAAAGAAATTATTGTGAAAAAAATAATTATTATGTTCATAATATTTGTGTATAATATAATTATTTATTATTGTTAAATATATTATACTAATTATAATGGATTTTAGCAAACCATCACTTATTGAACCAAGTGTTAAAATTTTTACAACAGGTACATTAAAACACTGTAAAAAAATACGTGATGAATATTATTCATATGTATTTAATCTAGGGGCTTTTATACTTTTTATTTCAATATTAATTATTTTACTATATTTTAAGTATAAAGGGAAATTAACACCTGAAGAAAAAGAAAAAAAAGAGACAGAGAAAAAACATTATATCTTATCTACAATTAAAAAATATCAAACTATGAAACAAAAATCACAAAATGAATTAATAACAGGATTACCTGAATGGAATAATGAGTATGATAATAAATAATCTAATAGTATAATATATATAATGGAGGAAATTAATGAAAATGTACTTAATGCAACAGATAATTTTTATAGATTAAAAACAGAATATGAGGTAAAAATGAAGGAAGAATATAAAAAAGCAAGAAGATTGTATTTATCGAAAAGAACATCTATGAAAGGTTTTAAAAATTATATTAAGGATTTAAAGTTTCCGTGTGTAAATTGTAAAAGGGATGTAAATAGTATATTTTCTATAAAAAATTATGAATTAAAAGCTAAATGTGGTGATTTAGAAAATCCTTGTAGATTGAATATTATAATAAATAGGGGTATATATTTACCATATGAAAAAATATATAATGGTGATGGTATTATAGAAGGTATACGTGATACGATTAATGATTTAAAATTGAAAATTATAGATGTAAAGACTAAATATATATTAAAATTAATAACTGATGTAGAAGCTATGTCACTATTTGATAAATATTATGAAGAAATACAAGGGGATATTGAAATGAAAGCGATAAGGGAAGATATGTATATTCAATTAATAAATAATGAGATAAATGATGAAACGATTAAAGAAAAACTTTTGTTAAGAAATAATGTAATACAAGATATGAAAAAAAAAATGGCTGAATATAAAGAATCAGAACGTAAAGATAAAGAAAAGTTAGTAGAAATAGTCGACACATATATAACAGTATTAATACCAACAATAGATGATTTAAATAGTCTAACATATAAAGTAAGAGAGATGAACAGTTTTAATTTAGATAAACAAATTATAAGATATAGTGATACACAACAGATATATTATGACCCTGAAGATAAATCAATTATATCAAATGTATATGGAGATGCACAATTAAGAAGAAATAATATACCTGAAATATCAGATGATGAAGAGGAGTATAATTTCGGAGATTAATATTTTTTTTTTCATATATTAATGTATATGCTGTTTGATTACATTATTTTTAAATACTTTGTTATAAGTTTAGCCATAGGTTTATTTTTTGTATATGTTGTTGATACACCAAAAAGAGTTGTATTTATAACACCAAATGTTGATAATTTAGATAAAGTAACATATAAAGACAGTAGTGATAAATGTTTTAAATATATGGCTTCTGAAGTAAAGTGCCCGTCTAATTCAAAAAAAATAGAACCACTAGAATTACAGTAGTATAACATTAATGATTTTTATATATTTCCAAAAATAATATAATATTAATGTATATGATTGCTTTAAAAAATATGATGAATAGTGAAACAGGACGAAAATTTATGTCTATTATATTAGGTTTTGGATTAGCATCTTTATTCAGTAAAGTATGTAATGAAAGAAATTGTTTAGTATTTAGAGGTAAAGATCCAGCAGAAATAAAAGATAAAATATTTAAATCGGATAATAAATGTTATAAATATGATTTAATCAATACATCATGTAATACTAAAACAAAAATATTAAGAATTGCGTAATCAAAATATCATTAAGATATATAAATAATATAATGAGTGATACTACTGCTTTAGACGATTTACCATCAGCTGCTATTTCAGAGCAAAATAAGGAGATTGCGAATGAAATTGTATCTGGTATTCAACAGGCTTCTATGAATGGTGGTTTAGAATTGCCAAATAGAGATATTCCTACAAATACTTTGGGTATTAATAGTGATATTCAAACAACCCCTAATTATATTCCTTCACCGTCAGAAGATTATATAAGTAGTCATGAAACATCAGAAACAGTATTAAATGAAAGTAGGATGGAGGAAAAAAGAATGGATAATTTTAATTACTTATATGATAAAGCTCATATTTATTTGTTGATTGCATTTTTATATTTTATTTTTCAATTGCCTGTATTTTCTAAATCGATGATGAGATATCTTCCTTTCTGTTTTGGAGATGATAAAAATTTAAATTTACAAGGTGTGCTTACTAAAAGTGTTTTATTTGCTTTAGTTATATTTTCTTTGAGTGAAAGTATAAATTATGTAAGTAATTTATAGTTTTCTCTCGTTGCTTACTTAAAAACCTATAAATATGTGGGAGACATATATCTCGTATATTATACCACCCTTCCTATTTTATACAGATGTTAGAGAATATAAGAGAGAAAGAAGTATTTTATAATAATTATAATATTATATAATACATTATGATAATAGTCAAAGAATTTATTGGAATGTTGGGAAATAACATTATTCAACTCTCTAATATTATTGATATTGCTATTGCTTACAAACATAACATAAAATTTAATGTTAATCACACAAAATTTGATTTAAACATAATATCAGAATATTTTCACAAATACGATAATAAAGAAGTAATAACTAATAGTCGAAATTTTCATTATTATGATAGACTAGGGTTTCCTGTAGAAATATTTGAACAACATGTTGAAGAACGAAATAATTTATTAAAAGAAGCATTTAAAATAAAGAATGTTAATATAATAGATGAGAATAATTTAGTTATCCATATAAGAGGTGGTGATATATTTTCACATAAACCTCATTGGGCTTATGTTCCACCTCCGTTATCATATTATGTTAAACAAATAGAAAAGCGTAAATACGAAAAAATTATTATTGTATCCGAAGATACAAAAAACCCTGTTATAAATAAATTACAAGAAATGTATAAAAATGTTATTTATAATAAAAATAATTTGGATGTTGATATAAATATAATATTAGGCGCCACAAATTTAGTATTTAGTGTAGGAACATTTGTGCCTGCATTAATGAAGATGTCAGATAATATTAAATATCTTCATGGTTCTGAGTTTGATATTGAAGAACTAGAAGAATATTATAAAAAAATGAAACCTTGGAATAACACAGAAGAACAGAGAAAATATATAATGAATTATAAATATTAAATATTATTACATTAAAATACTTAAAAATGTCATACATATTTATATGGATTAAATATCCTACGCCTCAATGGCCAAGTGGTAAGGCGTCAGTCTTGTAAACTGAAGATCGCGAGTTCGATCCTCGCTTGAGGCTATTATTAAATTTATAAATTTAATCCTTTATAAATTTAATTGATAACTTACATAGAATTCATACACATAGAATATACAAGGCGAACGTTAAAGTAAAGTAAGAAATTATTTAATAGAATAAACAAAAGAACAGTAAAGTTTTTACCCTTATCCATAATTGACATCAATAACGTAAATATAGCACCAAGAAGAGTTAAAAGAGCCAATATCATAATTACATAGAAGTAATTACAGTATACTTTTCCCGAAAGGGGTCCTAAAATATTATCAAGAACCGTATCCATTATAATATAACACAATAAAATAATTATAACAGTTTAAAAAAAAAGTTATTATTTATTATAATATGCTAAATAATATTAAAAAATATGGGTTGAAGTTATTCGATGTATCATTAAGAGATGGATTACAATCAATACCTAGAGTTTTAACGATTAATGAAAAGAAAGATATTTTTCATAGAATAATAAATAAATACACTCCTGATAACATAGAAGTTGGGTCTATTGTATCAAAAAAAGTACTTCCTCAATTTCATGATAGTATAGAACTTTTTAACCATGGAAGAATGATAAATACAGATAATATGTATTTACTAATACCAAATTATAAAAATTACGTTAAAGCAAAAAATACGGTTTATAATATAAGAAATATTTCTTTACTTACATCTACATCAGAAAGTTTTATTAAAAAAAACACTAAAATGTCCGAAGCTCAGAATTTAGCTAATTTACGGTTAATACTAGAAAAACGTAGAAAGAATGAAATTGATAATATAAAATTATATATATCATGTATTAGTGAATGTCCAATTGACGGTAAGATAGATAATGATATTGTAGTTGAAAAGATATTATCATATTTTTCATTTAGCGATATTAATGAATTTTGTTTGTCAGATACATGTGGTACTTTATCATATATTGATTATAAATATATTATAGATAAGTTATTATCAAAAACAGACCCTTCTAGAATTGGGTTACATTTACATATTGGAGATAATTCAGATGAAATAAAAAAAATTATAAAATATTCGATTAATAATGATATTAAAAAGTTTGATGTATCATGTTTAGATAATAGTGGGGGGTGTGTAGTAACTATGAAAAAAGATAGAATAAATTCTAATTTAACATATGAACAATTAGATAGTATGTTAGAAAAATAATAATATTTTATTATGATATATTATATGTCTAAAAGCACTAGATTAGGTATTAATACAAACTTAGGAAGTAATAATAATATAGCAGATAACAGAAATTTTATATTAGGTAGTGTTGGTGCTAGAAATAGAGCTAATAGAAATGCATTAATAAAAAGAGTAACACCTGAATGCCCATGTTTTGATGTTGATGTTTACCCTTATATTGAGAGAGGAATTAGTTTAACATCATTATATATACAAGACGATTCAACATTTGATAATAATAATAAAGATAGTTATGTATTACAAGGTTCAAATAATTTAACAGAATATAGATTAAATAAACCATTTACTGTAACATATGACAAGATTAAGAAAACATTATATTTCATCAGTACTAATAGTAATGTATATGTAGCAGATATTAGTTTTACACCTCTTTTTATTGGTTCAAATGCAAAACATCCAAGACCAAGTCAAAGAACTACACCTGAAATTGAATTAAATGGTATTAGTACTATTACAACAGGTAGTATTGCAGGACCATTAAACGATGGAATTGATGGAGGAACAAATATTTTAACAATAAATGGTAAAGTCGCGTATAAGTATAGTGAAGATACAAGTACTAGTTATTTACCAGAAACAGGTATAACTGTAAATAGAGGCGATGGTGATATAACATATTTACCTTTCTCAGGAGATACAGACACAGGTGATTTTATTGAACCTCAACCTGAACCTGAACCTGAACCTGAGTCTGAACCCGAACCAGAACCCGAACCTGAGTCTGAACCCGAACCTGAACCCGAACCTGAACCCGAACCTGAACCTGAGGCTGAACCTGAACCTGAGGCTGAACCTGAACCTGAGGCTGAACCTGAACCTGAGCCCGAAGGTGATTTTATAATTGATATTCAGTCTTCATCATTAGAAGCAAGTGTATTAGGTAGCGGTTATAGTGATGATTATGTAAAGAATAAATTATACTTACGTGTTATGAATATAGAAGGGTCACCTGTTAATTTAACAAGTTTAAAATTGACTGTAACTCCAACAGATTCTAGTGAGCCAATTTTCCAAGAACCATTATTGAATTCAGCAATAACACCAACACAAAATGAGATTAATTTAGCGCCATTAAGAGTACATGATACATACGTTGCTTGGGGTGAAGAAGTGGCTGCTGTTGATTCAGATAGACCAAACTTTCAAGGAGGAATTATTGATAACGACACTATAAGTGATATTGTATGGTTTAAATCGAGTACATCATTACCAGTATCTGAGTTCTTTATTAGTCAAATAACATTAAAGAATACATCAAATGGTACATGGAGGTTTGAACTAAATCCTGAGAATGTAAATAATGTAATAAGTGGTGTCATATCAGGTTCAATAACGAATGGTGAAATGTCAATTACAAGTCTTTCATATAAATTGAATAATAATGTAATTATATAATAAATAATAATGGTTAATGATACATCATATAGTAAAATCTAAATTAATATTATTAAGTTAATATATTTAATAATATTAGATAAGTAATGAGTGGTTATTCTCACCCAACATTTAGATATTATTTGGGAGATTATAATAATGATTTTATAGTAAGTCAAGGAGATTTAGATTTAATATTATCTAAATATGGTGATCTATATGATCAAGGAGATTTAGATGAAGTATTAGCATATTATGGTTCGTTATATGAAGTACCTCCTCAACCAGAGCCTCAGCCTGAACCTGAACCCGAACCTGAACCCGAACCTGAACCCGAACCTGAACCTGAGGCTGAACCAGAAGTTATTCCAGGATTAGTCATCGACGGTCCTGTTTCGGGTTCTAATGTAAAGTTTTATAATGTAATAACTAAACATTTAACACAAGAAACCACTACAGATAGTGATGGTGTTTATTTTTATCCAGATGGCTTGTCAAACAACACATATTATTATATATCAGCAGTTGGAGGAGTAAATACATATACAAATACAGATTTAGGAAACAAAAAATTCTCTATGGTTTCTTATTTAGATTTATTGAATATATATTCAAACATACGTACTATAAATATATTTACAACCCTAATTGCAGAAGTAGTCAATAATAATATAACAAGTTCATATTCAAAAACAGCTGTTAGTAATTATATCACACAGACAACAAATATGGTTATTGATATTTTAAAAATACCTGCGGGTCTTGATATATACTCAAATTACTTTGATAATGAGTATTATAATAGAGAATTATTAGCAATCTCAACAAAAGTAAATTGTTGTATAAATATCTTATCTCATATTTTACCTTTTGATAGTGTATTGAATAAAATTATAGATGTAATAACAATTAAACTACATAATAATAGTTTTCAATTTAGCAATTATTATAATACTCAAAGTAGTTTATTTGAGAAAGAAAATATAGATTTTATTATGTTAAATGTTCTTGGGCATATAACTAGTCAAGAAATTTCAACAAGATTATATATACAAAGAGTATATGAGATTATAGATGAAATTATAGATAATAATAGTTATGTTATTTCTAGAATGGAAAGTGTTAATTCTTTTACAATACAAAATAATATAAATAATTTATCTGATAATTATGGAATATATATAGTAAGTGAAACAGAGAATACATTTAATAAGTTAACATATCAATTAACTAGTGATAATGTAACAATATATAATGTAACTGAACCACAACCAGAACCTGAACCTCAACCTGAACCTGAACCTGAACCTGAACCTGAATATCAACACGATCCACTTTATAGCTTTTTTTCATATACTGGTAATGAAACTGAAGCATTAATTAGACCTGTTGTTGGTGGAGCGTCTAGAGTTGAAAAGTTTTATACATATGTACAAGCAAAAATAGAAAATGATAATTTAATTGTAGAAAGTAATGGAATACCCAATTATTCACCTAGAGTTGGTAATAGTGTGTTAGAAGGAAGATGGAATGACACAGTATCTACATCAGATGAAAATAATAACATAATTGTTGAACAAAACTACGTATTTAATATACCAATTATTGACCCACAAATTAATCCTGTATATGATTTAAGTGATGATTTAACAAATGTACAAGTTACTTCATTATATGAACCAATTGGTGTAAGTGTGACTGGTGTTCCATTTTTCAATCCATTTAATTCAACATTAGGTGAATATCATAGTTATTTTAGAGATGTATATAATTATGCTACATTTGATAGTTACGGTGGATATGTAACTGGACAAACTACTAATGTAGAAGGACCAGGTCCTTATCATTATCCAGGATATAGTAGCGGGTTAGAAAGTGTAGTAATGAATCCTTACAGTATTCCAACAGAAACACAATATATTGCTGATAAATTAGACGAAATGATAAATAAACAAGGTACAGAATCACACTCACCTATATTAGGTTATATGCGTGATGGTTATCCAATATATGGTCCTCTAGGAACAACCGACACATTTTTTGATACAAAATATCAAAAATGCAAAGTATTGAGAAGTAGTTATAGATACTTTGAAAAAAGAGATCCTTTAACTCAAGTAGTTCAAGATAAAGGATATGAATATGTTCCAGGACTTGGTGATTTAGATAAATGTAATGCAATATTCTCCGCCACACCTGAATATCCCTTGGGGTGTTATCATTATGTATTAAGTATTGATGCTAGTGGAGATTATGTTGGTAGAAGTATACGAACAGGAATTAATGATGATATTTTATATCAATATCGTAATAATACTAGTGATATTAGTAAAAATATTATAAAAAGTACATATCCGCATTCAACAATATATTATAGAGGAAATCCTGGCACTTATACTAATAAGATCGATTTACTTGGTTACGCACATGACTTATCATATAATAACTTTGAAATAGAAATATATTATGAACCATCTTATATTGTTCAAAATTATGATCTAGAAAACGTAGATTTAGCATTAAAGAAATGGGACGAGATTATTACTAGTGTTCCTAAGAGACATATACTTGGTATTGAACATCACCAAAAAATTAAAATTAAAGTAGAATATAAATTATTTGAAGAGACTGGAGTGTTAGGGTATAATTCAACAAAGAAATTACTTGACTTACAACGTATGGATGCTTCGGATAATAGTATTATAATTGATTGTGAAGATATCAATTCTTTATATGCTATTATAAATGATAATATTGGAACAAAGATACCAATTGAAAGCGTTGTTGTAATGAATACACAATATACATCTCAGTTGGCTTCATGGCCAAGAACAGATGGTAAAAATAGTTATTTTTATACGTTCCTACATGAAGTCGGTCATGGACTTGGTGTTGGTTCATTATGGTTTTTAAAAGGTACTAAAACAGCGTATATAGATGAAGATGATGGATTAAGGAAATATTTCTACTCAGCACAACATGGTAAACGTGAGTATCAATACTATACACTCGATTTGGAAACACAATTAATGTCAGGTATTCCAATCGAAGATGATGGTGGTCATGGAACAGCTACTGTTCATCCAGAAGAAGGAGATGAAGGACATATATCTTTAAATAATAGAAAAATTAATGGTGTTTTTCACCCTGGTTTAGATGATGAATTAATGACAGGATTTATAGAATGGGGTTCTAACCCATTACCATTAAGTAGAATTACAATTGGCTTTGTAGAAGATGTTGGTTTTGGCGTTGATTACACTAAAGCAGATCATTATGTTATTAATGGTTATCCGCACGATCAATATCATCCGTAGGGAATTTAATTAAATATTATATTCAATAAATTTAATATTTAATGTTTTCCATTACTTGTATAAACATAATTATTTATTTATGCATTTTTTTACTTCTTTTATTTACTATTTTTACCCTTTCACTCATATATATATGTGCTAAATTAATTAATTTCATCATCACTTATTTCACCGGCTTCAATCGCTTCTATTCTAATTCTTTGTAAACGTGTACTAGAATCAACGGCACCATTGCTATGATATTTAGAATTATTGCGTTTAACAATATTACAACTTTGACCCCGTTTTTTCATTAATTCAGCATGTCTAGTATAATACTTTTGATCTTCATTAGATAGACGTTTAAACAGATGTTTTGGTATTGTACAATCACAAGGGTCAGGTAATGGTTTATTATCGGTTACGATTAATCTAGTTCCTTGATAATTATCATCCATAACTAAAAAAAGATTATTAGTTTCAGTTTCAACAATATCTAATAAAGTAGTTTTATTACTTTCAATATTATTATTAATATCATTTATACTAGATGTATTATCATTAGTATATCCATATAATGTAATTGATGCATGAATTATTATAGAACCTTGATATAGTGCAATTTCTACTAAATCATCATTTATTTTTAATTGATTTGCATACATTTTTTTAATTTCAATTATAATATTTAGTTTGCTATATTCAGAAATATCACTTAAGTTAATATTATCTATTTTGTATCTAATATTAAGATATGTGGTTGGAGGAATCGGTTCTGGTTCGGGTTCAGGTTCTGGTTCATAATACAATAATTCATAACTTCTGTAAACATATACCGAGTATGAACTAGGAACATTTTGACTTATATCTAATTGGTCGGAATTATTATTAATTCCGTGGAAAGTTTTTGCGCTTGATACAATTTTTCCTAACCCTCCTTCATTTGGTCCAGTTAGGTATGGATTATCACTAGTGCTTGAAGTAGATGTTGAATAGAATTTATTAACAATATTACCATTAGTTGTTCCTGTTACAACAATGTATAAAAAGTGTCCACTAATAGTTGATGATTTTTTTAATTCAACCATAATATTTACATTACTTTCAAAAATTGGGTCATTGTTACTATCAAATAATGATATACCATCTAAATTACTAGATGGTTCAGCCTCATTAGTATCTGTTTTTGTTCCAGTTCCTATAAAACCATCTTTAGTATAACCTGTATAAAATCCAAAAGCAACATATAATTTTGTTTCATGTATATAAATTGATAATCCAGCACCAGAACCACCTCCTTCAACAATCATATAATTTGCACTAGGGTCATAATCAAAACTAGGTATATCTATTTTAAACGATAAAACATCTGTTCCGAGAGTGGTATCACGTAAATATAAGTTAGACAAACTCTGTCCAATACTAGCAGTTGATTTTATATCTTCAGAAGCAAAAATTTCATAAGATGCTTCTGGTTCCGGTTCTGGTTCCGGTTCTGGTTCCGGTTCCGGTTCCGGTTCTGGTTGAGGTTGTGGTTCAGGCTCAGGTTCAGGTTCTGGTTCAGATTCAGGTTCAGGTTCAGATTCAGGTTCAGGTTCAGGTTCAAGTGGTGCTACATAATATTCTCCTTTAGTAGTATCAAACGACCATAATTGCCAATCATCATTATCTTCTTTTCCTTTAAAATATAAGGTATTTCCAAAATTTACTGTATAAGTGTGATTCCACGATGTTAAATTACTATGTAAATTGCTAAGTATCTTTGTATTTTCTACTGTTCCATCACTTGTCCATAATTCATACCCGTTTCCATCATTAGCTGTAAAGTATAAAACATTATTAAATACATATAAATTACGTGGAAATCCAAAAGAAACACCAGGGTTAATATCTTTAAAAAGTACAGTTCCTTCTTCTGTACCATCTGATCTCCATAGTTCAACTCCATTAATATCATCCCTAGCTTGAAAATATAAAAAACCGTTTAATATGACTAAGTTGAAAGGAGAACTATTAGTAGAACCAGGGTAAATATCTTTAACAAGTACAGTTCCTGATTCTGTACCATCTGTCCTCCATAGTTCATTGCCTGTAGTCGAAGTCTGTGCTCTAAAATATAAATAATTATTATATTCACAGTAATTACTAGGAAAACTATCAGCTGTACCAGTATTAATATCTTTTAAAAGTGATGTTCCTGCATTAGTACCGTCACTTTTCCACAATTCACGTCCAGTTGTTGGATCTCCAAAAGTGAAGTATATCATATTATTAAACACATGTAAGGCCGCGATATAATTAGCTCCACTGCCAGCATTTATATCTGTTACTTGAACAGTTCCTGATTCTGTTCCATCAGATTTCCACAACTGGTAATCATAAGCGGTATCTTGTGCTCCGAAATACATTGTATTATTCAATATTACAAAATTTGAATTAACATATAGACCATCTTTTACAAGATAGGTCCCGTTACTAGTACCGTCACTTCTCCATAATCGATTGTCACCACCAACTACTAAATATGCTATATTATTATAAATAATCCAATAATCTAACATTATGTTACTCGTAATTATGTCTTTTACAAGATATGGTGAGCTATTCGTTATATCTTGACCAAATAATACTGTTTTAAATCCTCTAGGTGTAAATGTATATAATAATGTATTCCCAACAAAACCGATGATTCTGTCTAACACACCATTCGATGACATTTTTTGAAACCCTGGAACTAAACCAAAGAACATAATTCCAGGCGTAGTTCCGAATTGAGAATCTGGGGTTGTACCATTTGAGCCATAAGTAGAAATCATAGCTGTTGCCATAAGGAACATATCTGTTAGGGTTGCAGTATTTGACACATTCCATATACGAATATCTTGATTGAATGCACTAGCTCCAAAGAACATCTGACTAAAAGTCTGCACACTACTCACGTCCCAACCAGTAATATCTTGGTTAAATGCATCAGCGAAAAAGAACATGTTTGTCATATCTGTCACACTACTCACGTTCCAATTAGAAATATCATCATTAAAACTAGATTGGCTACTAAATAAATTAGCCATATTTGTAACTAAACTAGTATCCCAAGTATTAATTTCACCATAAGTAGTTAAAGCGGTAGGTTTATCACTAATCCATAAATTAACGCCTGTTTGTAATTCTGCCAGATCAGCAAATTGATAAAAACTCTGAAAGAAACCAATTCCAGGTGTATCTGCGTAATCAGCATCTGGATTTGTACCAGTTGTTCCATAAGTAGCAGTCATAGCTGTTGCGGTATTGAACATTTGCTGTAGGTTCGCATTAAATTCTACATTCCATGTACGAATATCTTGGTTGAATGCCTCTGCTTGATAGAACATGTATGAAAGGTTGGTCACATTACTCACATTCCAACCATTTATGTTTTGGTTGAATGACTCGGCATTATAGAACATCCATGAAATATTCAACACACTACTCAGGTCCCAACTACTGATGTCTCCATTAAATGCTATAGCCTGACCGAACATGTTACCCATACTCGTCACCTTACTTACGTTCCATGCTGTATAAGTGTTACCATTAACAGTAACTACTTTTGTATTTATATCTTGGTTGAATGCCTCTGCTTGATAGAACATACTTATCATATTCGTCACTTTACTCACGTTCCAATTACCGATGTCTTGATTGAATGCTTGGGCTTTATTGAACATGGATTGCATAGTTGTCACATTACTCACGTTCCAACCACCGATGTCTTGGTTGAACGCATCAGCATTAAAGAACATCCATGAAAGATTGATCACATTACTCACGTCCCAACCACCGATGTCTGCATTAAATGCTATAGCATCATAGAACATGTTACTCATATTGGTCACATTACTCACGTCCCAACCACTGATGTCTGCATTAAATGAAGTAGCATTACTGAACATGCTACTCATATTGGTCACATTACTCACGTCCCAATTAGAAATATCATCATTAAAAGTAGTTTTGTCTTTAAATAATAGAGACATACTTGTAACTAAACTAGTATCCCAAGTATTAATGTCACCATATAAACCAATTGCGTATGAATTATTATTAATCCATGTATCAACTCCTGTTTGTAATTCATTAAGATCAGCAAATTGATAACCAGGCATATATAATATATATATTAAGTATCCATTTTAAATAGATATTATGCTTCCATTTTATTTAATAAAAATTTAAGAAAATCGGATGAATTTTTACTTTTAAATCTATAATTAATTAATTCACAAGGAGATACAACATCATCTCTTAATTTACCTAGATACTGTTTTGGAAAACTAACGCTAAAGAAGTGTTTATACATGGTTTTAATTAAAGGAATAGTAGCGTTTTTCATTTCTAGTGTTAAATCAATTCTTCCTGGTCTAATTAATGCTGTGTCTAATTTATCATAATGATTAGATGTAATAACTAAAATTCTACCTGGATTTTCTCTTACACCATCTATTACATTTAAAATAAATGATAATGTAATTTTATTATCTATTTGAGGTATTTTTTTATATGTATCATCTGTAGATTTGCCACTTATTACATCCTTTATCATATTTTTTAATTTTTCTTTATTTTGATGAGGATTATCTTGTTCTTTTGTTTCATTATCATTATCATTATCACTATCACTTTCATTATTTCTCTGAAAAACAATTTCGCTCATACAATCAATATCTTCTAATACAATAATAACATCTTTAAAAGAATATTTTTTTGTTTCATCATTACACCGAAAAGTAGTAGAGAAAGCACTCATAAAATCATTTTCAGTCTTTATTTTATTTAATGAAATTGTAATAAGGTGTCTTTTAGTTTTATTAGCAAGTGCTTTTATGAATGAAGTTTTTCCTGTTCCTGGAGGACCATGTAATCCAATACCAAGTGTATAAGGAATTCCCCATTTATAATAATAATCTTTATTGTTTAAGAAAAAATCAATTCTTTTAAGTGTATCTTTTTTACCTTCAAAAAAAAGATTATCAAATGTCTTACTACTTTCATAAGGTGTTTCTTTCCACATACTATCACCATCACTAATATCATTTAAGTAATAATGATAAAGTTTACCTTGTCTTTCTTCATCCTTTCTTTTTTGGTATTCCTTACATAAATTATTTAAAAAATTCTTTAAAAAATACACATCTTTATTATAAGAAAATAGTGTCATTATAATTTTTTCTTGATCAACTTCTGTTTTTGCATAACCGGAGGATACTTCTACTTTATCATTAATAGTTTTTACTGTTAAATGAATATCATCTTCAAGATATATAGAAGATGTTTGATTAATTACAAATTTATTATTATTTACGTTGTCATCATGTAATACATCATTTTCCATTTGAAATGTTCTCCATTCTTTAATAGCATATATATCTGCATTCATTTTATTTATTGTGTAATCCCATAGAGCATTAAATAATTCGCTGGTGAATACACTAGATTTTGTAGTATAATTACAATGTTTTAAATAACGTTCCCCAGTAATTTGTAGTTCTGCAGGAAAAGAAATGAAATTATTATAGTAAAATCTCAAAAAAAGTTGTTTATTTAATGTATTATAATCAAAACAAAATAATAATATAAATAATAGTATAATTGGTGATGAAATCATAATATAATAAGTAATATTTTCATGTTCTAATAGTTTTGTAATAACAGGTTGAAAAGCTGCATATTGAATAATTTGTATAATACCGTTATTAATATCGTGAAACATAATTATAAATTATAATGTAAATTATATTTAAATAATATTTTAATATAATTTTTGGTTAAAATAATATAAATTTTCTGGTATTTTTACTCTTTTTACTTTTTTTTCTGCGTTTTTTTGTTGTATTTTTATCTTTTTTATCATTTTCTGCATTTTTATTCTTTTGTGCATTTTTTAACATACTTAATAATTCTTTTTCTGTATATTTTTTCCATTCAGTATCCTCAACATTATCTCCACTAGGTCTATATTTCAAGAACCACCTATCATATTCATCTGTATTTTGTTTTGATTTTAACTTTTGAAAAGCATCAGATTTTTCTTGTCTAATGTCTTCTTTTGTAACACCTTTACCGTAACAGTCAATATTAAATCTTTTTAAAATACCTTTTTGTGATAACCTATTTTTTTGTTGAACATTATAAAGGAAATCAGCCATACAAAGAATACGGTCTCTATTGAAGTAATCACGTTTTGAATAAATAAAAGATAAAAAGAAACTTAACATAGTATCAATAGTTGCGATTTTGTATTTAACTTTATCAACTTCTATTTCATTATAACTATGACAGTTTACTGGTTTAAAAATGATACATACAGTTTGATTATGTACTTTAATTTCAATATGTTCAGGAACAATCTGAAGAGTAATTGAACCAACCGGTGGATGTTCTATAATTTTGATATTTTTTTCATAAATATATTTGTCCATTAATCTTTCTTTAACTAAAATTGCAGCACGGTGGATATCTTTTGCTAATATATCAAATTGCGATTGTTCTCTGTCAAATTTAGTTTTAATTTTATCAGACATATATCTAGAATACAAATATGTTGCATAGCCACCAAAAAATACAAATCCATTATCAGTAACAGCATCTCTAATACATTTATGTATTTTCAGCGCCTTATCTTTTGTAAATTTAAAACCAGGTTGTAATGTTTTTTTAACACATGATCTTAATTTAAGTGGATAATTTTTATTAAGTGCGTTTAACCTTTTTTGTACTTTTTCCCATCTACTTACATCTCCTCCAGGTCTTGAAATTTCTAGATACATTAACATACGTAAGAAATTAGGTGGTGTATATCTAATTTGTGCAACACGAATAGATTCTTTTTGAATGACATCAAAAACTTCATGACTCATTTGTGTGATATCAGCTACAGGTATAAAATTGACAAATACCTTAAAAGTACCATAATGAGTACCAGCTGTAGCCAAAACTTCATCATATCCTTTTTTTTTGTACAAATCAGCTAATTTTTTAGCATCATTCATCGCATTTGATGAAAAAAAATCATAATCAGGCATTTCAATATCAAAATTATAGAACTGGTCTCTTTTTGGAAGAATGTTATTAATGGCCGTCCCTCCATAACAAACCAAATTATTATCTTTTATAAAATCTTCTACAATTTGTATTATTTGTTTTACTTCTGGTGTATTAGTAACTTCTTCACCTTTTTTATTTTCTATATTATTAACAGCATTTCTTAATATTTCTAGTTCACACTCACCGAAATCTTTTGATTTACAATTTACGTATTTTTTAGATGTTATAACTTCGTCTTTTTCATCGATTGTATCATCACGCATACTTTTTTTAGTTCTGTTATGGTTTGTTGCTTTACTTGATTTATCGGTTAGTTTAATAGATTTTTTTCTATATCTCCTCATATATTTACAATATAAAAAATTATATTCTTAAATCATAATGTTGATCTTTAACTTCCCTATCTGCATAAGAAAGAGATGGATCTTGTAAAGGTGGAAGTTCAACAAGTTTATCTATTTTTCTGAGGTGTTTAGGTTTTAAAACTAATGCTGAACCATAATCATTAAAAAATTTAGTATAATATTTCATATTTTCGTCATTATTTTGTAGATTCATAGCTACAAATTGACAACCGTATTTTAAAGCTACAACAGGATTTGTATTATCTGGATTAGCCGAAATATCTGGTAATACAAAACTCATAGCAGTTTTATTGTAATCAGTTAATTCTGAAAAATCTTGTATATATTTAATATCATAATCTCGATGTAAACGCATAAACATAGAATTACTACAAATATTAACATATTCATCTAATGATGTATCTTCAAAATAACTATTTGTTTTATCAACTGATATAATAATTTTTCCTCTTAATTGTTTAATTGGTATATCTCCTAAATTCTTATCATTATATTCTCTACCGAATTTCTTAGGTAATTTTGTTTTAGTAAAATTTCTATTAATAATGTCAGAAATAGTTGCGTATATTTTTCTATTTTCACTCTTAATTCTAAAGTGTAGTATCATAGGGTCAAATGGACAAGGGGAAGGAGTATTAAATGATTCATTTGCTACAACAGACATCGCCTTTTCTAAAGGTATATAATTACGAGATTCTTTAATATAATTTGTTTTTGCAGATGATGTGGCAATAACGGGTTTATCATTAACTGAATAAATTTCAAAATCAAGACATCTACATCCTTGTTTTATTGCATTTTTTAAAGCACAAATATCAACATAATCTTTTTTAAATGCTCCAACAGCACAGCAGTTATAGGCTGTTTTAATATAAAAATCTCTTAAAGGATAATGAGATAAAGTTTTAGCTACTTTTTCTGTTTTTGTACGATTTTCTGTATACTGAATTATTGTCTCAGGTCCTGCTTTATTTATATCAAGAGATGCAATAGCAGCTGTATTAGGATAATTAATATTAATATCATTACATTTTGTTTCATCATTATAATTATTGGTTTCAGATGATCCAAAGAAATTTTCAACAACAGGTTCAGGAATAATAAGACTTAATACGTTTTTAAAGATATCCATATATTAATACTATAAATAATTATTAAATTAATTTAATGATATTATTAATAAATAAAGATAATTCTATTTCGTCCTCATGAATATCATGAAAAATATGTATATACTTACAAATATAAGGAATAATTTTATATTTACTCTCGTCTGATAAATTATCAGTATTTTTTATATAACTAAAAAAACAATCTAAAATATCCATTACAGAATAACCTTGATTATATATACCTTTTAATAATTGAATAGAAGAGATGATATCCTTATTTATTAGTAAAACTAATAATTCATCAAATATACAATCATTTATATTAGTACAAAGTGAGTTTATTACAACACTATCTATTTGTTGATTATATAGTTTAAATTTTTCTAAATAGTTTATCATGATACGTAATGAATTTTCGCAGTATCTAAAGAACAAATGTAATGATTTTTCATCAATATTAATCTTTTCTAGAGTTGTAATTTTATTACAAATTTGGTTTAATTTAACCTGATCAATTTTAGGTATTTTTATAATCATAAGTCTGGATTGAATACTTTCAATAATTTTCTTTAAATTTGTACAAGAACATATAAAATTCACATTATTTTTATAAACGTCTATACAATTTCTAAAAACTTGTTGACTTTGTTGGTTAATTAGATCCAAATCATCGATAATTACAATTTTCTTTCTATTTTTTATAATACTACATGTTTGACAAAAAGTTTTTACTTCATTCCTATAAAATTGAATGCCTTGTTCTTGTGCTGAATTTAAATAAATAATGTTGTTATTGTAGTCATTCTCCTCATATCCTTTATAATATTCTTTAATAATACATTTTAAAATAGTTGTTTTACCTGCATCTGGGTCACCTACAAATAATACATTTAAGCTATCTATATCGATTAAAGTATTAATAAATTCGTGTGTACTATCTTCTAGTCCAAAATCTTTTAAAGTGTCGGGTTGATATTTTTTGATAAAAGAATTCATATTTATTATAATGAGTAAAAATGTATTTAAGTTTTTGTATAATATATTTTAAATGAGTAAAAATTATTACAATATATTGGGAATTAGTGAAAATGCAAATATGTCAGATATAAAGAAAGCATATAGAAAACTATCTTTGGAACATCATCCTGATAGAGGAGGTGATCAAGAGAAATTTAAAGAATTAAATGAAGCATATACAACTTTAGGTGATAATGAAAAGAGATCAGAATATGATAATAAACGAAGATGGCAGCCAAGAACGGGAGGAATGGGAGGAATGGGAGGAATGGGAGGAATGGGAGGAATGGGAGGAATGCCACCTGATGTTTTTAATATGTTTTTTAGAGGCGATCCATTTAGTGGTGGTTTTCAACATAATATGGCGGGTCCAAATATTAGAGTATTTCATAATGGAAATCCTGTTAGAACACGTGTTCCAAAAAAACCAGATACTATAAAAAAAGTAATTACATTAACATTAAAAGAAGCATATGAAGGAAATAATGCTCATATGTTATCAATACAAAAGAGAATAATTAATAATGGTGAGGCTAAAACAGAAAATGAAACCATATATATAGAAATACCATGTGGTATTGATAATGATGAAAAAATATTTTTAAAAAATAGAGGTCATGTAACAGATAATTTATCTGGCGATATTGAAATAATTTTTAAAGTAAATAATGCAACTGAGTTTATACGTGATGGTATGAATTTAACAATAAATAAAGATGTTTCTTTAAAAGAGGCATTATGTGGATTTAGTTATCAAATAGATCATATAAATGGTAAAAACTATAAAATTAGTAACCAATCTGGTAATATTATTAAACCAAACTATGTAAGAGAAATTTGTGGAATGGGAATGAAACGTGGTGAACAAGTTGGTAGATTATTCATAAAATTTAATATTAAATTTCCTGAAAAATTGTCAGAAGAACAAATAGAAACTCTAAAAAATATTTTATAGTTTACCTTTTATCTTAATATTTAATTTCACTATTTTCATATTCTAGATTTTCAGCTATATCATCTTTTGTTACTATTCTGGTTCCATCATACCATTCCGCTTCTCTATCTTGAAAAATGTATCCTCTGTGTCCTGCTCCGTATCTGGCACAATGTTCAAATCCTAATAATGGCGCTCTAATAAAATGTCTATACATTCCATCTATGGGCTGATGCCAACAAGGTATTCTTCTTAGTAGTTCTCTTATACCAGTTTTATTTATAGCATATGCGTGTGTAGCATAACCATTTGCATTATTTGGGTCAAACGGTTTAATTTTATTTTCAACTTCTGTATTAGGTATAATTAGCCCTATATATACAAAATCAACGTTGCTGTTAATTTTTAAAAAATCATTTTTTAATATATGTTTAAAATCACTTCTTTTAATGCTAGAAGTCAATTCGATATCATCTTCAAAAATAAAATAATAAGTATTATCATCCCTATTTAATATATCAGTAAATATTTTGTGTGTGGTCATAGTTAAACTTTTAAAACCTCTTGGTTTACCGTATCCTTTAGTGTGACGACATCTCACACACTTTTTTTCACTATTTCCTATTTCAGAAGAACGTTTGTCTATAGGGATAACTCTATTTATTTCATCGAAATTAATATCATGTAATAGTTTAATACAGTGGTCATTTCTTGTATGGTCAATATCTAGATTAATATAATAACATATTAGTTTATCAAGAGTAATCATATTATTTTTAATAATAATAATTTAAAATAATATACGAATAAATTTAATTAACCAGAAATTTTCTTTGTTGGGATATCTGTTGAAACAATATAAATTGAATTTTCGGTCTCAGCAATAAATTCAGTTTCTACCTTGTAAATTTTAGCAATAGGACTAGTGTATTCTTCCTCACTTTTAACCAAAAGTTTTTCGTTGTTCTCTCTAACACCGATCAGCGCCTTTTTGTCTAAAGAATGTACCCAATAATCCATCATAATAGGCTTATCTTGTACTATAGATAATTTTACCGCATGTTTCATAGTTAATTCAGAAGGAGTTCTATATGATGACTCAGAATTTTCGACTTTCTCGCTCATTTTATAAAATAATGACTTAAATTCTTTAAATACTTTTAAACGAATTAAATAAAAAATATACAATAATATATGGATAGTCCTGAATTTAATTTAAAAAACCCCGATATTTATAAAGAATCCTTAAATTGTTCCCTAAAAGATATTTATGTATGCCTAAAGGTTTTATTAGAACAGTATTTAAAATGTTGCTTAGATTCTAATACTAAGGTTGAAAAATATTATGTAGATAAAGGTATTAATATTATCGTAAATGTATTCAAAATTATATTGTTATACACTAAAAACTTAGAAATAACAAAAATGTATGCTTTCAATAGTATATATTTTTATATTGAATACATTAATCAAATTTCTAACAAGGAATCCGAAATAGTTTTTGTAAATTTAACATTAAATGACGCAATTTCATACGTATATAGAAAGTCAATTTATGAAATATCCGATTCATATAAAAAAAAATTTAAGCTTCAGAAAGAAGATAATATTAGATTTAAAAATGTAAATAATCTGATATTGTTATATCAAACAGTATTTTCGTCATATTTAACAAGTACTGATAATATTACAGATTTACTACCTAGTAACATTATAAAAATAAATTCATTTTATGAAAAGTTATTCGAGAAAAAGATGTTAACATACTGTGATAAGAGCAGGTGTTTAGAAAAATTGTATAATAACTATTCTAATATATTTGAAACAATAGAAAACAAAAAATATAATATAGACAAAATTCTTTATAAAATGGATAGATCAATTATATAACACTTGTTACCGTTATTTTCTTTTTTCTTACTTTTTTATTTTTATTTTTAGTTTTTTCAGGTAAATTTGCCCCGTATTGTTTTATTTCTTGATATTCATCTGTTAACACCTTTTTTAAGAATTCATAAACAATATAAAGAACATCTTCATTACATTTGCCAACTATTAAAATACTTCCTGTTCTAAAAACCATAAATGATAATTCGTAATTTATTTCGTTATGAGTTACCTTATATTTACATTGTATTCCTGGGTAAGAACAAGGATCATATGATGCATTAATCTTATATTTATTTTTCAATTTAATAAATAATTTTTCTCGATTGATTAAATAACCACATGAAAAGTTAGAGTTTATTAAAACTGTTTCTATTTTGTTTGGAATAAATGAAATATCAGGATAAAATGTTGACATTATATTGCGTATGTAATCTAATGAACGTTTAAATATACTTTCATCTTGAATACCAGGAATTTCAACTTTACCTGTATTAAATATTTTAATATGTATTTCCTTATATTCACCATTATGATTAAGTCTTATTAATATTACAAAGCAGTTATAAAATGCACTTTTAGGTTTACTTCTATAACTCAAAATATCTTTTTTTGATATACCAATACTTATTTTTCTTATATCTTTAAATTTTATTTTACTTCCACTAATCGTATCTACATGTTGTATTAGTGTTTCTTCTACATAATTATTAGCTTTTTCTTTTTCAATATACTTTAATGTATTTTCATAAGTGTTCTTGTCTAAAGAATTGAATTTCATTTGCTTTTTTATAATTCCTTCTTCATTTTTGTAATATTGAACTAATTCTAATTTCCAAAAAACATCAAACAAATCAATATTTTGATTTAGATAACAAATTTTAGTTTTAGTAGAGATATATATATCGGTTGATTTAGGAACTTCCATATCTCTTGTATCTTCTACGTTTTCATTTTCATTTTCATCAATATTGTTTATATTATCTGAATTTTCAAAAAATGTAGCCCATTCATCCTCTAAGTCCATCTTATATATATTTATATATATGCTTTAAATAATTTAAATAAATCAATTTTTTATTAAACAAAAATTTTAATAAAAAATATATTTATATATAATAATGGAAACAGTCCAAGAAGAATGTATGGATATATCTACTGTAGGTTACCCTATAAAGAGAACACACTCCCAAGAATATACCCTAAAACAAAATATGTTTGATCCACACTTTTCAGGGTCTCCACCTGTTAATAACTTTTTAGAAAAGTTATACAAACGTGAGCTGACACATTTTAATTCTCCTACGTATCCAAAATCACCTTCTGTTAAATCGTCTTATCCTCATTCATTAAAAAATTCTTCATTTGACAAATAAAATATGTAATATATACACCGTTTTTTACATTTGATACATGTAATATATTTTCAACAAAATTTAAAAATTTTTCACTTATAATATTATTAATATTATTATCAATCATATAATTAATATAATTTTTAATCATATGTTTTTGATCAATATTATATTCAATTGATACTTCATTTATGTATGAAGACACATTTGATATTATTTTTTTATTATTTTTTTTTATTTTATCTGTTAATGTATCCCATATTGTATCATTAATTATTTTTATTTTTATTTTTTCGTTTCTTTTAAATTCTTGGTTTGATTGTAAAAAATTTATCATACTTCTTATGTCAGACTTAAATAATTTTTGTATTAAAATAATGTCATTTTTTGATATGTTTAAATCTTCATTTTTTACTATATTTTCAATAAAATTATATATTTTGTCACATGGCAATTGATTAAATTTTAATCTTATAAATTCTTTCTTTAATGATTCATCAATTTTACTTATATAATTACAAATTAAACAAAATTTCACATTTTCATTATATGATTGTAACAAATATTTTAATGCCTGTTGGGCATTTTTTGTCATATAATCTACCTCATCTAGTATTACAAATTTTAAACCATTTGAAAAAAGAGGTTTTGAGTTTATAAATTGCATTATTTGAGATCTAATAATTTCAATACCCCTTTCATCCGATGCGTTCAAATGTATTACTAATGATTTATGAACTTGATTATATCGTTCTTGATATTTCTTTATTAAGTTTATAATTGTAGTTGTTTTTCCTGTTCCTGGAGGACCATAAAACAATAAATTTGGAAAAATATTCATATCAACTATATTATTAAATATCACTTCATTATTTAAGTCCAATACTATATTTTCAAAGTTATTTGGTCTATATTTTTCAACCCATGGTATAGAATTATTCATATTTTTATTACCTATTTGTTTTTAATCTATTTTCATTAAAAATGATTTATAATTTTATTTAGCTATATTATAAAAATGTCGCTCTTACCAATTAATACTAACGGTTACCTTGAATTAATTATTGGACCAATGTTTTCAGGTAAAACATCTAGATTGTTAGAAATATACAAAAAATGTCAAATTGTTAATATTGATTGTTTAATTATAAATCATAAAACAGATAATAGATTTACAACTGATTCCAGATTATCATCACATTCATTAATTGAAGCACCATGTGAATTACTTAGTAATATATATTATCATATTAAACGTATACCTACTTCAGATAAAACAGAAGTTTCTAAGAAAATTATGAAATCACAAGTTATTTTGATTAATGAAGGTCAGTTCTTTTCTGATATAAAGCAATCTGTTATGTTGCTAGTTGAAAAATACAATAAAATCGTATATGTGTGTGGTCTGGATGGCGATTTTAAACGTAAAACATTCGGTTCTTTATTAGAACTTATACCATTTTGTGACAAAGTTGAAAAACTACCGTCTTTATGTAAGTTCTGTTGTAATGGTAATACAGCTATATTTTCTCATAGAATTAGTCATAATGATTCTCAAACATTAATTGGAGGAGAAGATGAATATATTCCATTATGCAGGCAATGTTATATACAACATAATCTAACACGTAATCCCACACATGAAGAAGTAAATATTGCAGAACAAAAAAATAACAACTCTATTATTACAGAATGTTTTATTCCAGAGTAACCATCTTAAATAATATATTGAAATAACTTAAAGTTTTTTCTTCTTTATAAACAAATGACAGAAAACACAGAAGATAATACAAAGAATATCGTTGTTTCTGATGCACCTATAAAAAAAAAGAGAGGGCGAAAACCAAAATCATATTATGAGCAATTAGAGAAAGAAAAACAGTCTGAACAACCAAAAGAAGTTGTCGAACCACCAACACCTAAGAAAAGAGGGAGAAAACCTAAAGGCGGTAAGATTGTAGAAAACTTAACGTCTATTAATGATAACAATTATATTAAGAAAAATGTAATATTACATTTAAAATGTAATAGTAGTGATATTGAAACACACGATGCCTTCAATAGTATGTCTAATCTTGAATTAGATATTACTAATAATAGTAAAATGGGTGATCTTAATTATCAAATATATGATAACAATAATGTTACGTCAATTAATAGTATTGAAGTAAATAACAAAAATAATATTATTATTCAGAATAATAAAGAAACAACTAATGCGATTATAAATGATAATGATGTTAGTATTAAAAATATTAATAAAAAATTAAAGGATTTACAAGAGTTTTTACACACAAATACTATTATTAATAATAAATCAGCTTGTTTTTGGTGTACACATGATTTTGACAATTATACTATTCATATTCCTAAATATAAATTAAAGGATACTTATTATTGTTATGGATGTTTTTGTAGTCCTGAATGCGGTGTTTCCTTTTTAATGAATGAAAATATTGATACTTCTGCTAAGTTTGAAAGATATCACTTAATGAACCATATATATTGTAAAATATACAACTATACAAAAAATATTAAACCAGCACCAAATCCATTTTATACTCTAGATAAGTATTATGGTAATCTATCCATACAAGAATATCGTAAACTTCTACAAAATGATAGACTTTTTATGGTTGTTGATAAACCATTAACTAAAATATTACCTGAATTACACGAGGAAAATAATGATTTTATAATGAATAAGGAAAACATAACATCATCATCTACATATCAAATTAAAAGAAAAACAAATAAACATACTTCAAAAAATAATATTTTAAATGAAAATTTTGGAATTACTGTCTAATTAAAATTAAAATTGATATAATAATATAGTTATTAATTATATTATTATATTAATGAATATGGTTTATCAGTTTAATGATAGGGATGTAGATGATCAGATTCTATGGGATCCAGATATTGAAGAATTACTCTCTGAAATTGAAGACAGTAATCAAGAATTCTTTGATAATGAATGGGATAAATTTATTAAAACACCTAATGAGATTATTGAAAGTGAAAAAACTGACTTAGGTATAGTTCAATTATATATTCCATCATCATATGATGACCAAACTGACCCATATATAATAAACAGTTATACATATATTAGTTCTATCGTACCATATGGATTTATTAATATTTATGATTATTATGTAAATAATCAATTACAACATTATAAAAAACATTTACATGAATTGTCGGATATTATTCATGATAATACACATCCAAATATTCGGAATTATAAAAAAATTATATTAAATTATAATCCAACAGTAGAGATTATTAAGCGCGTTTATTATAAAGGATATACATTAGCTATTATAAAAACTTGTTGGCTTAGAATATTTCAGAAAAAATTTCGGAATAGACAAAAAAAGAAGAGGAATTTTATAAGAAATATTAATAATATACATTATAGAGAATTACATGGAAAATGGCCTAATGAATATTATATGATATAATAATGATATAATTTATTTACAATATTTTATCACCATATTTGATCCCCATCATACCAATACATTAAGTCACCTTTTTTTATATTAAATAATCTTAAATAATTTTTACATCTTGCTAATGACATATTTGCTCTATACTTTGGATTTACATGTTCATCTGTTGCACTAAGTTCATGTTTCGCTTGAGTTTTTATTTTTGTTCTCCATTGTTCACAATAATAAATATAGAATTTTTTCAACTCTTCATCAATTTTTTCCTCTGTATAATTTTCTTCACGTAAGTAATCTAATAAAGTTTCTTCGGCTATTGCTAAACCACCTATATCTGCTATATTTTCTCCCAGACTAAATCTACCATTTAATTTAAAATGATCTATTTTTTTTGCATAGTTTTCATACTGTGAAACAACAGACTTTTGTTTTTTCATATATTCTTTCTTATCAACCTCAATCCACCAATTTTTTAAATTTCCATTATGGTCATATTGTGATCCTTCATCATCAAATGCATGTATCATTTCATGACCAATTGTTGTCCCTATATAAGCTAAATTATAAGTCATACTTCTTTTATTATTAATAAATGGTGATTGTAATATTGCATTTGGTATAATTATTTGGTTCATTAGTGGAAAATAATATGCATTTACATCAAACACATTTTCTGAATCAAATCTATCCCAAATATTTGTATTTACTTCTTTAAAATTCAAATGAATCTGATTATTTATATACCACTTTCTATATTCAAAATAATTATATATAGGGTTATCCTCTTTAAAATTTATTTTTGGGTCATTTATAAATCTCTTTTTAAGACCGCAGTGTAATACCATACTATCTAATTTTTTTAGTGCTAATTTCTTTGTTTCTAATGATAACCAACAATTATGTTCTAGTCTTTTTCTAAAAACACATCTTATTTTTTTAAAAAGTTCATGACAATATTCTATGTTTTGTGTATTTCCATGTTTTTTCATATATCTATTTGTTAATTCTGTATTTAAAATAATACTAATACCATGTTTAAATGCAAATTTTTCTGGAGATATTATTTTATTTTGACCCATTAAATAATGTTCATAAAATTCAAATTCATGTTTTCTCCATTCTTCATGGTATCTCGCAAAACTATTGAATATTTTAAATACCCAGTATGAATAAAAAAAATCATTATTCCAATTTTTTAAATATTTACATATTACTTTGGTATATATTGGATTGTTAAGAATTATTTCTGTCGGAATTTTTTCATATCCTATTTTTTTTAAAAACATTTGAACATTAAATCCCAATCTATTAAGTGCAGATGGACTATACACATTATATGTTTTTTTTGTGTCTCTATTTTCAACATCTGTATTTGTAAAAAGTGCTAAGTATGTTTCTATTTTTAATACATCTTCCGCTTTACATCTATGATTATCTCCTAATAATAAATCAAAACTTTTTTTGATGTATTTTAAATATTGGCTTCGAATGTCTGTATATGGCCCTTTTTTTTTATAATGACCTATATCAGATAACCCCAGTCCATTTTCTCCAATATTACAAGAATATTTTGTACTATCTTTCGGATTTATTTGTATCGCCCAATAAAAAGGGTGATTTATTCTGTATTTACTACAATATCCTAAGTATTTAAATAAATTATTACGGTCTTTTCGTGCTACTTCAAAATATGCAATCATCTTTTGTATTTCTAATTCTACTGTATTTTTATTTGCATGAAAATTATAATATGAAGAATATAAATTATCTATATTTTTATCTTTTCTTAGGTCTTTTCCTATATTTATTAACTCATTATCAACTTTATCCTGTAAGATATTATACTCATTTATTGAAACCCTATCTTCTTTTATTTTAATTTTATTAAACCATACTGAATTCACATAACCATAAAAATTGTTATTTTTTGTGTTTAATCTTTTTCTAGTCTTACTTTTGTATTTTTTTAAATTCCTTTTTGTAAAACCCATATATTATATTTAGAAATTATATAATAACATCTTTTATAAAGTGTTATATTCGTTATATTTATTTATTAATATTACTATACAATATATATATGAAAATTTCGTCTTTAATCATGACATTTGACGAATGGTGCAATTTTAAAATTCCACTAAATGAAGTTATTATTAATTGTTCCGTACAAAGTGGTGGTGATTTAATGCTACCATTTCCAATTGGAATAAGTATATCTTGTCAATTAAAATATATTGATAATTTAAATAAAACTATTACTGATAATCGTAATCAAATCAACTCTAAATTATACTCACTTTCTATTAATGCAAATACTGATAGAAAAAGAAGAGGAGATTGGGGAGGAAATAAACAACCAATTACAAGACAATCAATATTAAACACTCTTCATGCAAGATCTTTTACCCAAACAACTAAAGGAAGTGCCTTTTTTGGAGATCTCTTATTAAGTAAATTTGTTTTTTCACCCGAAGGTAACGGTATTGATACACATAGAACATACGAATCATTAGTATTTAAATGTATTCCTATATGTGAACATAATGAAGATATTAAAAAAAAATTTCAAGGACTTCCTATTATATATACTACTGATTATACCGAAATAACAACTGAATATCTAAATAAAAAGTATGAAGAAATGAAAAATACAAAATATGATTTTTCTAGATTATTTTTATCATTTTATGATGATGATACACAAAAACAAATCATTAGTAATGCCAACTTTTGGGTTAATAAATTTCGAGGAAATTTTGGAGCAGGATGTGCATATCCTATGGATATAAGATCATTACCAGATTTGAAAGATATTCATAGAAAATTATCATTTATGACTGTTACCAATAGTGGATATCGTAATATGACACTTAATTGTTTAAAAAGTTATAAGATGATAAATATTAATCTAGATTTAAAAATTTTTTGTTTTGATAAAGATTGTTATGAATATTTAAAGGATAAGACTAGTAGGGTAATATTATATGAAGACTATTTTGGACATGAAACTAGTTATGCCGATAAAAATTGGAACGAATATACTGCACGAAAATTAGATATAATGCATAGTGAATTACAGAAATATGATTTTGTTCTATTTACTGATGGAGATATTGTTTTTGAAAATGCTTATTTTTTAATTGATGCTTATAGAAGAATGTTAAATAATCCTAGTGTTGAGTTATTTATTCAACATGAATATCCAAGATCTGGACCATGTAGTGGATTTTACATTATTCGTAAAACACCTAATACTTTGAATTTGTTTTCTAAAAAAACTCTTATTGAAAAACAAGCATATAGTAAAAACGACCAAGGATATATTGGTGAATTAATGACCCAAAAATTATTGTCATTTCAATATTTACCTGATGCTCAATATCCAAATGGTAATTATATTAAGGAAATTGATAAAAAAGAAAGAAAAGATACCGACCCATATCTACGACACTATAATTTTATTAAAGGTGCTGAAGAAAAGAGAAGACGAATGATTTCACATAATCGGTGGTATATGGGTAGTTTAAATTATAAATAATTTTTATTGTATTATTATAAATTATGTATGATAATATAATAATTGTACCATATCGAGATAGAAAAGAACATTTGGATTTTTTCAAAACTAAGATTGATTATTTTCTTGATACGTTGGGTATTAATACATTAATCTTAATTGTAGAACAAATAGATGGAAAAGAATTCAATAGAGGTAAATTATTGAATATTGGTGTTAAAGAATATAATCATATGTGTAACAATTCTTTTATTTTTCATGATGTAGATACATTCTTAAATAACTCTCATAAACATTATTATAACGATAATAATGATATTGTTAGAATATGGTATCCTCATAATGAATCATGTGGAGGAATATGTAAATTTCGAAAAAACGTTATTAATGATATTAATGGTCACCCCAATAATATATGGGGTTGGGGTATTGAAGATAGAGCATTATATAAAAGATCCATTATTAGAAATTATAAAACAACCGATTATATTAGTAGTAAAAATGATGTGAAAATATTATACCATACTCCTAATATTATTTATAATTATACTGGTAGAAAAAATGAAATTAATAATAAAGTTATAAATATACTGTCACAAACCAACCAAGAAAAAGAAAGATTTATTACTAAATCTGGTATAAATACTTTGGTTAAAATTGATGAATATGATTTTGTTACTAATCCAGATAATACTATTTTGGACTGGAATGAATATATTATTCTTAACGAGGTTCACGACGGAAAACATTATATTAAAATTACTGTAGATATTTGATATTTTATACTATTTGTTACAACACCATCAAATTGTTGAAATCATTCAGTTTCCAACACTTTTATTCCCATTTGTTCATTACATATAAATCAACATTTTCTGCATTTCCTCTAAAAAAACACACCCATAATGAACAATTACCTATGTTTAATACTAGATGCTTACATTTTGACATTATTATCATTATTGCCATAAATTTGAAACTATGTTCGTAATTTTGTTTACCTACTTCTGACGTCCATTCCCCCCCAAAACCTGCTACTTTATCTACTGTTCCCCTTCTATTATTATTCATATGACGTATTTCATCATGGAACACTATCGAGTCAGGGAAATTTGTAAGCATCTCATTTATATATTCTGTTTCGTCGGATTGTATTATTAGTTTTATATTTGGATTCCGTGTTTTTAACTCTCTCCCCTTTTTTATATGTTCATTATAATTTGGTATTTGATTATTTGGCTTTGTTTCTTTTCTCTTATCATTTCCCCTATAAAATAATACTCCTAGATTTTCATAATCTAATTTATATTTCTTTTCCATTTCATTTACAATTTCATATACTTTTGGAACTGGAGTATAATATTTTATAATAAATGGGGTAAATATTGAATAATTAAATTTTTTGAAATTAATCCATTGATATTCATGATCAAAATCAATTTCTCCGTTGTATACTATTTCTATATCATTACGTGGTTTTTCAAAAAAATCATACGAAATATTTTCATTTAAATCTCCGGGTTTATACCATCTAAACTGTTCTCGTACATCTATTTCTTTAGGAACACTTTTATATCTGTTATAATATTGGATTATCTGCCATAATTTATACATACAACAAGAATAAAACCCTGAGTTATGTTTACATCGTAATATTGGAAGTTCTTCCGACATTTATTATTATTGTTTATTTAATATTTATTAATATTACGATATTATTTAATAAATATTATATATAAATAATTATAATGAGTATTCGAGGTGGAGGAATCGTAAACAGTAATGCTTGTGGACTAGGAAATAAACTATTTCAGTTTGTTACTATGTTAACATATGCTGATTTACATAATTTACATTTAAGGGGGGGTGTCCCTAAAAAATTTTTAAAGTATATATATTTTGATAGTCAAAAAATAGCACATATTAGTAATCTTAATACTAACTTACCTGTTAAAAATATTGGTTCTGGACATTATGATAATGAAGATAATCTAAAATATGATGGACATTATAATTATGAGACAAAAGATTTTTTACAACACTCCAAATTCTTAAATGATAATTATAATCGTATTATTAAATATGTTATTATGGAGGAACAGAAAAAGTTTATTCCTAGTATTGATTTTACTGTTAATGATAATGATATTATTTGTTTTGTTAGATTGGGAGAAATAATGTATAAAGGCGAAAATAATCCGAGTAGTGAGGGTATTCACCCTAATTATTACTTAAATGTATTAAAGATGAAAAACTTCAATAAAGTTTATTTTAGAATTCATCCATTTGATGATAAGAGAATTAATAAATATATGAGTTATTTTGACCAATATAAAGACAAAATTGTTATGTTATCAGCACCCAACGATACTTTTGATTTTCATATTGTAAAACATTTTAAAAATATTGCTATTTCTAACTCTACTTTTAATTGGTGGTCTATATATATATTAGACGATCTAGAAAATAAAACTGTCTATACACCAAAATATTTTGGTCACAAAGGTTATAAAAAAGAAAAACACGGAATTCATGTTAAAGACTTATGGAATATTCGGAATTGTACTATACCTATTGAACATGATTTTATTTCTATGGATTAAAAAAATCTACTAATCAGTTCTGTAAAAAAATAACTTAATATTATGTTTGGATACATGTGTCTTAAATCTTCACAATCATTGTGATAATTTGTACCCATAACATAATCTACTATATTAGGACCAAAATTATATTTATATATGCCATCTTCTTTTAAATGGTGTTTTTCATGTATATCATTTACATTTAATATTGAATAATTTATTATATGACTAGATGTATACACTAATCCAGCATATATTATAATTTTTGTAGGTATAATTTTAATGCCTGTTAATTCTTGAATAAAATATAATATTCCAAAGAAACAAAAATTTAATATTGTTTCAAATAATAAATCTAGTTTTTTTGAAATAATCTTTTTTTCATGATGAATTAAATGTACTTCTCTTATATAAGGAATTGTATGAAATAATACGTGTATAAAATAACTATAAAATTGCATAAATGCTAAACAAAATAATAAATATATAGGTGATATTTTTTTTAATACAAGAAATAATCCAAATATTAAATAGGTAAATCCTACAAAAAATTGTTTTGATAATATATTTTTTAAATCATTCTTAATCATTAATATATTATCAAAATATTTTATAATTTTATTATTTTTTTTATGTATGAAACCCAAGTATTATTTTTATAATATTCTAAAATATATACAAACGCAATTTTATTTAATACAAGTATCATTCCTATATTAGTAATTAATTTTTCTGTTATAACATTTCCAAGTTTCCCCTTAGCAATTGTGTATTCAATTAAATCAGGAGCATTAGGTAAATTTTTTCCATGTTCAAATTGTGTTACTGGACATCTACCAAATATATACTGTTGAAATATTATTAAACATAATACTATTAAAAATATTAACAATACATTTAGATTATTTGATAATACTATTCCTGCTGTTATAACATAAACTAATAAAATGTGTAATAATGTAATAAAAATTCCTATAAAGTTCTCCATATATATATGTATTATTTTTTATAATCTGTACATGTTTTTATTGAACTTTTAAAATCTTTGGGGCCACCTCTTTCCGAACCCTGTCTTGCTAAATTTGGCTCTCCCCAGTATACATTAAAATTATTAAATTCTATTTGTTGATTTAACCATATATCAACTGGTCGTGCTATTTTACCACTACTATTATAATACCTATTTACTATATTTACTATTTTTTGAGCACAATTATTTGTTATCATATACGCATCCATACAACGTGTTGAACCACCACATATTGGCCAACCTGTTGCCTCCATCTCTGGTCTTCCCGTTCCTTTATTTCCTTTTAAAAATACATTTCTATCTTTATTCTCATCTAATACAAATTTTGGAACATGTAAATTCCAACCACAACCTACAAATAACATATCCCAGTCATCGGGTAATTGATAGAAATATTCTGTTAATTTTTCTTCAAAATTATCTACTAAAAAACTTACATCGTCTTCTAATATTAAAGCATGATCAATTCCTTCTTCTACTATTCTTTTGTAAGCTTCAAAGTGTTTTAAAGCTACAGAACACTCAGCTAAATTTAATGGAAACTTACCATTTGCTGCTCTTTTTGTATCAAAAATCTTTAATTCTTTTTCTGTCAAAACATCTCTATCTTTTTCTAAAATATATGTTGCTTCTATACCTTGCTTTTTAAATTGTTCATCCATGAATTTTTTTCGTTCTTTTAGTGGTGTATAATGAATTACATAAATTTTTGTCAAATACATTATATTTCTAAAAAAGAATTAATTATTTATTATATAACGAATGTGTAAATATAAATTTCATGCTTGGCATAATAGAACTGGTAATCATTTAGTAGCTTTAATTAATTTAATTCATTATGCTTTTATTACAAAAAAAGCCTTTTCTATTGAAATCCCTTCACATCCATTCTTTAAATTAAAAACTAATAAAAATTTAGAAAAAGATGAACAAAAATATTGTAAATGCTCAAATGTTGAAGACTTAACTAGACGTTTTAATCCTTGCGGTGTTATTACATTAACTTTTGATGATTTCGAATATATATTTAATAAATACATTATTTTAAATATGCAAAATAACGAACAAGATTATTATGACATATGTATACACATTAGGGGAGGAGATATATTTAATAATCTTGTTCACGGTATGTATGTACAACCTCCTCTTGATTATTACCTCAAAATTATTAATTTAAATATCGGTTCTAAGATTTGTATTGTCTCGGAAGATGATTCTAATCCTGTTATGCCATATTTAAAAAAATTTGTTCAACGAAAAAAATTAAAAAATGTCGTTTTTAAAAGTTCAACCCTTATTAATGATATTATGACACTATCTCGATGTCGGAATTTAATATTTTCATTTGGTACATTTTGTATATTACCATTTCTATTATCTAATACTATTAGAACTATTATTATACCAAAAAGTGTTTCTGTTATGAATTGGTTTAAAACTGAATGTAAAAATTGTGAAGTTAAGGTTATTGACTTCTCATCCAAATATTTTGATAGATGGCACAACTCAGAGAGAGAAAGAGAGATTATGATGTCTTATGTATTAGAAGACCAGAATCAAATTGATAAATTACTACATTTATAATACGTTCTTAAACTACTTTTTTTATACATCATTAAATTATGTCCGAACCATTTATTAGTGTTGATTATTGGGCCAAAAAATCCAATCTATTTATTGATAATTTATATAAAAATAGACAATCTAATTATAAATATGAAAAGGAATTTATTGAAGTTTTTACACAATATAAAAACCCTATCATTTTTATTAAAACCGATTTCATACCGTTTTTTGTTAATCAACTATTAGATTTTACTAACAATTTTATTTTAATTACTGCATCTAATGACGATCACTGTGTTCCATATCTTCACTTTCCATGTAAAGATAATGATTACAAGAATAAAGTTGATAAACTATTAAACAAAAATGAATTGATTAGATGGTATACTAAAAACCCCGCTATTGTTCATGATAAATTAATGGGTATACCTTTAGGTCCTAAATGGCAATGGAAAACTACACGTTTTTTTGGTGAGTCGAAAGATGAACATTTAAGAATATATAACGAACTTTGTTTAAAACCCGAAGAAAATCTATACAACTCTTCTTCCAAGACAAATTTATTATATATTAATTATGCACAGACTACTACTAATCCATTATATTCACCACATAAAGGTATCCGCCATAATCTTACTAACATTTTAAGAAATAAGTTTGGTTTTAGTAAAGGAACAAACTTTGAAAATTACATGAGAGAATTAAAAACATTTAAATTCTGTGTCTCTCCTCCTGGTCGAGGAATTGACACACATCGAGCTTGGGAGGCACTTATGATGGGTACTATACCCATCATGATTTCTACCACTCAGGATCATCTTTTTGAGAGATTACCTGTCATTATTGTTGATTCTTGGGAACAAATCACAACTGATTTTTTAAATCAAAAATACGAAGAACTTATACAAAAGTCATATGATTTTGATATACTATACACGCATTATTGGGATAATATGTTATTTATTGATCAAAATTCATAATATAATTATTTAATTCATAATTATAATTATATTATTATATTCTCTTTTTTATTGTTTTTTTACCACCTTTTTTTTTTTTTTTTCTTTTTTTTTTTTTTTTTTTTTTTTTTTTTTTTTTTTTTTTTTTTTGTTTTTTTTTTTTTTGTCTTTTTTTGTTTTTTTTTTTTTGTTGTTTTTTTTGTTTTTTTTGTTTTGTTTGTTTTGTTTGTTTGTTGGTATGGTGCTTAAAAATGTCGAAGTATT